GCAAGGCTCGAAGGCGGGAACATGCAGATGGTCGCCGTCAAGCGGCTTGGCCTGACCGCTCTTCAGGCGCGGATATTCTGCCTTCTCGTCCAGCGCGGCGAGGCCAGCCACGAAGTGCTGATCGACGCCAGCTATGACGTCCACTGGCAGGCCATGATGGGCGACACGATGTCGGGCCTGCGCACGGCGGTGAAGCACATGCGCAAGCGCATCAGGCCGCTCGGCATCGACGTGCAGACGATCTACGCGCTCGGCTACGCCATGTCCGACCAGAACCGCGCCCGCGCCCGGCAGATCATGGAAGGCGCGGCATGCTGATCCTTGGCCTCGATCCATCGCAGAAAACCGGCTGGGCTTTCTACGACACGCGCGCCTCGCTGTCGGCCATTCGCTGCGGCGTCATCAAGGCGGTCGGTGAGAAAGGCCAGTTTGAGGAAATGGCCGGGACGCTCGGTCACGCCCTGATGAAGCTGATCAAGGAACACGGCAAGCCGGACTTCGCGGTCGTAGAGAGGGCGCCGCGGCAATCCGCCGGAACCTACGGCGGGAAAAGGGGCGCGTCAGCCGTCAAGTTCATGGGTGAATCGATTCCCGCCCAAAATGGCGAAGCCGAAGAAGGCGGAGGCGGGCTCCAATCCACTCTGTCGACAAACCAGATGGCGGCTGCGCTCTGCAGCATCCTTGGCGCCTATCAAATCCCCTACGAAACCATCGCCGCGCAGGGATGGCGCAAGCACGCCTACGGGTTCGGAACCCGGAAGGGATGGCAGCGCAAGGACTGGAAACGACATGCCCGCGAGCAATGCGCCAAGCTGAAAATCACGGCGACCAATGATGACCAGGCGGAGGGATGCTGGATCGCATTCGCGGGTGCCTCCTGCCAGACGCTCAAGCTCATGGAAGCCCGGAGGGCCGCAGCGTGAACTACCCCACATCCGATCGCGCTCGAATACTCTTCGACTATGACCCGGACGTCGGCGTTTTCGTCTGGCGGTGGCGCCCAAGATTTGAGTTCCGGCACGAGAGAGACTGGAAGGCGTTCTTGAGCCGATATTCAGGGCGAATTGCTGGTCACCTGTGTACCGATGGCTATTGGTACATCACCGTGGATCGATGCCGCATCGGCGCACATCGCGTTGCGTGGATGTACTGCTACGGCGAAGAGCCAAACCATGTCGATCACATCAATGGCGACACATCTGATAACCGCATTGCCAATTTGCGGTCCGTCACACCGATGGAAAACGCGAGGAATCAAGCACGGCGAGTAAACAACAAGACCGGGACGACAGGCGTCTGTTGGGCCAAAGATGAGGAAAAATGGTCGGCCTATATAAACACTGGCGGCCGACAAGTGCGAATTGGCTATTTCAGGGATTTTGAGGAAGCAGTCGAAGCCCGCAAGGCAGCGGAAGAAGAGCATGGCTACCACCCCAATCATGGGAGGTCGTCGCTTTGAACTTTCACCCCCGCCAGTTCACCATGCCCGACGCCATCGAGGCGGAATGCGCCTTGCTCGGAGCCATCCTGAGCGACAACAGCCTGTATTGGCAGGTCGCTGGCTATCTGAAGCCGCATCACTTCATGGAGCAGCCTCACCCGAAGCTATTCGAGATCATCGGGGAGATGCTGGCCGAAAAGCGCGTGGTCAACTGCCTGTCGCTGAAACCATACCTGCCGGCAGACGTAAAGGTCGGGGACTTCCCGACGCTCTTTGCCTACCTGGTGCATCTGGAAGCCTATCGGCCGGGCGACTTCGCGGTAGAGGCGACGGCCAGAGCCATACTCGACAACTGGGCGCAGGTCACGGGCATAGCCCGGATGCAGGACGGCATTTCGATGCTGGTCACGCTGCCGGCCAATACCTCGCCAAGACAGGTCATGGCCGATGTTCAGTCAGAACTCACCCTGATCGGCAACGAGATCGGGGAAGGCTCGACCGCAGTCACCATGGCGGATGCCATCGGGCAGGCCATGGCGTCGATCGATGATGCGTTCAAGTTCAAGAAGCGGGCGGGAATCTCCACGGGAATAGAGGCGGTAGACCAGCTAACAGGCCCGTGGGAGCCCGGACAGCAGATCATTATCGGAGGCGGAAGTAAGCAAGGGAAAAGCGCGTTGGCCATGCAATGCGCGATTGGGCTGGCCGCACACGGAACGGTGTGGGTCTATTCCGGTGAGATGTCGATCAAGCAGGTAGCCATGCGTGAGATCGCGCGACGGACTGGCATTCCGGTGTCGCGTCAGAAGGAGGGCCGTGTTTCGCAAACCGAGTGGGAGAAACTGCACCGGGTCCAAGAGGAAGTGCAGCGCCTCCCGATCCTGATCGAGAAGAAGCGGCTCACCCTCGACCAGATACACAGCCGCGCCCGCGAAATCAAAATGAAGCAGGGACTGGCCGCAATCGTCATCGACTATATCGGGCTATTGGCGTGGGGGAGACACTTCGAGCGGAAAGAAGATTGGGAGAAGTGCCAAATCGCGACGTTGGAATTGAAACTGATCTACGAGGATTTGGGTGTCCCCGGCATATCCATCGCTCAGTTGAAGAAGAACACATTCGTTAGCTCTTACACCGGAAGTTTCTCGACCAAGATGCGCGAGGCGATCAACCGGCGCCCGAAATACACAGACCTCATGGGCGCGGTGGAGCGGGATGCGGATCATGTGCTGATCCCGTTCAATGCCCGGCCGATCATCGCCACGCTCGAGCCCGAGCAGGGCAGCGACGACTATCTCGTCTGGGAAGACCGGATGCGCGAGCATGAGAACCGCGCCGAGATCATCCTTGCCCTGTCGCGTGAGCAGCGGTTTCCAGAACGCCGTCAGGTCGAATGGCATGGCGAGACGACGAGCTTTGGCCCGGCCTTCGTAGGCAAGCAGGAATCGCTCCTGCCGGAGGGCATCTGATGGCCAAGAAGCCCAACGGCGAGCCCCACGTCAGCACGATCAACTTCGGAACCTACTACTGCGCCCTGTGGCGGTGGGACGATGAAGAGCCGTGGAAGTTCCTCAACAACAAGACCGGGGAGCGGCGGCAGTTTCCATCGGTTCGGGCAGCCATCAAGGAAACCATCCGCATCAAGTGCCGGGCGAAGAGCCAGCGGGTGACGGCGGATGACGACGAGTTCGGCATTCAAGCTTGGCGGGCAGAGAAGGACCGTGAGGCCAGGGAAGAGCGGGAACGGGTGTTTGGCGCGATCGACCGTCCGACGCTGGTGTTCAGCAACGGGCGGGTCGTGCCGGTAGAGAGACGGAGGATCGCATGAGCTATGCAAGCTGGCATGTCGGGATGGAAGTCGTCTGCATAAAGCGCGAACCGTGGGTGCTTGTGGATGGCCCGCTTGAGGCGCGCCCCCTCCCGCAATATGGCGAAATTTGCACCATCGCGGGTCTGGACGTCCATCAGGACCAGTTTTTCGTGGCCCTCACCGAGTATGGAGGCGGCTATTTCCTTGCTCAGTATTTCCGCCCCGTCCAGAAGCGCAAGGCCGACATCTCCATCTTCACCGCCCTCCTGAACACGACCAAGGAGCGCGAGCCGGCATGAGCAACCAAGAGCAGATCGCGCGCGGCGCGGACTTGACTGAACAAGACATAGCCTTGATCGCCGAAGACGTCTGCGCAGTGACATGGTGGTGTATGCGCAACCGGATCAAGAGGCTGGATCAGTCGGAGCAGGTTAAGCGGGCCATCGAGGCGCGGCTGGGCCGCCGGCCGTTGGTGGTCGAATGATCACCTGCCCCTGCTGCCATCGCCCCATGGAGGGGCACACAGCGCCGTTGGAGGTCTTGTCCGAAGTTCCGGCCCGTGGACAGGTCCGCCGCGTCCTGACGGCCCTCTGTGAAGCCTACCCGCGCACCACGACATCGAAGGCGATAGCCGACGATCTGTTTGCCAGCGACCCGGACGGCGGCCCCATGGACCCGCTGGACGCGGTTCACACCATCATCCGCAAGCTGCGCAAGCGCCTGCCGGACTACGGCTGGACGATAAGCGACGGGAAACAACAGGGAACCAAGGGCCGCTACCGGCTGGAGCCGGCCGGCGCCATGCGCAAGGAGATCAAGTGATGGACGACAAAAACGCGCTCGCAGAGATTAGGCAGATGGTCCGCAGTTTGTCCGACGAACACAAGTCGCTTGGCATCCTGTCATTCCAAAGGAAGCGGGACATTCTCCTTGTCCAGAAAGCACTTGTAGAACTGCACTACAGGCTTTGCATGAAGGCCGTGGAATCCAACGTTGTCAGGGTCCGCATCCTCTCCAAAGCAGGAAACGACTGAATGGCTCGTCGCCGCAAGAAGGACACCAAGGGCCGGAAGGCCGCGCCGATCACGCTGGCGCCGGTCAACCTGTCCGCAAACATCAAGGCCGAGCTCGTCCCGGTCGAGGTGGAGAATCCGCTGTGGTCCCGAGACCACGACGGCGACAAGACAAACCAGAGACGCATAGGGGCCATGGTCAACCTCAACGAGAGCGCCATCACCAGGCTTGCAGCCAAAGGAGCGATCGACAACGCCCAGGCGCGGGCTGCGATCCGCTTCAGGCAACTGTGGGAGAGGATGGGCGGGGCGGGCGCTGGAGCCATGGACTATTCCCGCACCTTCGTCGACGGCGGCAAGACGCCAGATCCGATCTCCGAACACCAGATGGAGGCCGGCCGGACACTGAAGGCCGCGGAACAGGCCCTGCGCAAGGAACACGGGCTCTACGCCTACAAGCTGGTCTGCTATATCTGCGGCGAGGGATACTCGATCTATGACCTCACCGAGACCCGCCGGCAGCGGGACACCATGACCGACCTGCTGCGCATGTATCTGGACGTTCTGGCCGGTCTGTGGGGCATGGCGAAGCGAGAGAGGAAAAGGGTATAATCACTGTTGCAATTTGCAACATGGTCTGCCATATGAGTTTCAGCCAATCGTGGTGAAGGTGACGGTTACTTCTTCTGGTGAAACGGACCGTTTCCGCTTGTTCCCGAATGGTTCAAAACCGCAGGCGTGGTGAAAGAAGTCGGTTACTCCTTGCTAAGGACGAGGTCGCGGGTTCGAGCCCCGTCATCGGGAAACCGATGTAGCTCAGTTGGTAGAGCGCGTAAAACACCGGGTTCGTCCGTTCCCGCCTGCGGTTCTGACCTTTCGGCGCATAGGAGAAAGACATGCGCCTGAATATCGCAACTGCCCAGCCCAAGATCTACACCGCCGAAGGTGGCCCGGCCAAGCGTATCTCGCCCGAGGCCGCGCTTCGCCGCTCCGTGCTGTCCTGCCTCCTATGGGAGAAGGAGTTCTACGAGGACGGCAAGGACATCGTTGCCCGCATTTCCGAGAACGCCGCGCAGGTCTCCAAGGAGACGGTCGCCGCGCTCGCGGTCGAGGCGCGCACCGTGCATGGCCTTCGCCACGCTCCCCTGATCCTGCTGCTCGACCTGATCCGCCGTGGCGGGCCGGGAGTGGCCGATGCCGTCGACGGCACGATCCGCCGCGCCGACGAGCTCGGCGAACTGGTCGCGCTCTACTGGCGTGATGGCCGCAAGATGCTGCCGCGCCAGATGAAGGCGGGACTGGCCAAGGCGTTCGGCCGCTTCAACGAGTATGCCCTTGCCAAGTATGACCGCGACGGGCCGGTGAAGCTGCGTGACGTGCTGTTCATGGCGCATCCGAAGCCGAAGGACGAGGACCAGGCCGCGCTGTTCAAGCGCATCGCCGAGCGCCAGCTTGCCACCCCCGACACTTGGGAGGTGGCTCTGTCGGCCGGCGCCAGCAAGAAGGAGTCGTTCGAGCGGCTGATCCGTGACGGGAAGCTCGGCTATCTCGCCCTGCTGCGCAACCTGCGCAACATGGTCGAGGCTGACTGCGACCGCGATCTGATCGCGCAGGCCATCGTTGCCCGCAAGGGTGCTGATCTGGTCTGGCCTTTCCGCTACGTGGCGGCGGCGCGCGCGGTTCCGCAGTTGGAGCCGTTCATCGACCAGGCGCTTTGCGAGGCCGTAGCCTCCGGGCCCCGCCTGCAGGGTGTGACGGCCATCCTTGTAGACGTCTCCAGCTCGATGAACTCGCCCCTGTCGGCAAGGTCGGACATGACCCGCATGGACGCGGCTGCTGCCCTGGCATCGGTCGTGAACGGCGATGTCCGCGTGTTCACGTTCTCGCATCAGGTTGTCGAGGTTCCGCCTCGCCGTGGCATGTCAGGCGTCGACGCGGTGATCCGCTCGCAGCCGCACGGCTGGACGTATCTCGGCGCCGCCGTCGATGCGGTCAACCGTCAGGTCAAGCATGACCGCCTGATCGTCATCTCCGATGAGCAGACGGCGGATCGCGTTCCTGATCCGGTTGCCCGACACGCCTACATGATCAACGTCGCTTCCAACAAGAACGGCGTCGGCTACGGAAGGTGGACCCACATCGACGGCTTCTCCGAGGCTGTGATCCGGTTCATCGCGGAATCCGAGAATGACAGGTGAGCAACTAAAGCAGGCCGGCATTCGGCTGTTTGGTGAGCGCGGGTGGCAATCCGCGCTCGCTCTGCATTTGGGGATCGATCGCACTCAGATATGGCGCTACGTGGCGAACAACAGTGTTCCCGGGCCGGTTGCCGCTGCCGTTGAGTGCTGGATAAGGAATGGCCCGCCTCCAATCAGTTCGGGGCCGAAACGATCTTGACTTCGCGCGCGTGATATGGCAGACATTCGCCACTTCCAAGAATTGCCAGCACGCACAGGCCGCACACAGCGGCCCTTTTCGCGTTCGGAGAGCCCCATGATCGGCCAGACCCTCCGTCACACCAAGTCCCGCATCAAGGGCGCGGTCGATATGGTCACGGTTCACCCCGACGGTCGGGCCCTGGCGCGCATCAAGGATCACTGGCTGTTCGTCGACGACCTCGAGGCGATCTGAGCCACCCCCATTCCCGCTCCCCTAGTCTCCGCGGCTGCTGACGGCCAGCCGGGCACACCAAGTTCCGATGCCGGCGAGGGCAAAAATGGATCGGCCACCTCTCCGATCCAGAGCGGGCCGCGAAAGCGGGGTCCATTGACGCTTAATCGGGACAAGCCGCAATTTCACAACCCATGAGTTGAACCCGCCGACATTCATGCTGGCGAAATGCCCTCTCACACGGGGGTTTTACCCACCAGCGGTTGAAATCGGCCCAAAAACCGAGACAAACGATGTCAAAATTCGTGTGCTACACCAGTTGGTGCCGTTCAGGCCGCCGCTGCTGCCTCTGCGCGAACCGTAAGCGTATGGCCGGCGCCGCGCGCCGCGTCATCTGATGCCAGTCCTTCCAAACCCCAAGCATGAGGCGTTCGCTCAGGGCCTCGCAAAGGGCCGGACGCAAGCCGAAGCCTATGCGGACGCCGGGTTCAAGCCCAATGACGGCCACGCCGCGCGGCTGGCAGGAAATGGTATGGTCTCGGCACGGGTCCGCGAGTTGCAGGAAAAGACCGCCGCCATGGCCGAGATCGACATCATGTCGACGCTGCGGGAGATGGTGAGGATCGGTCACTCCGACCTGCGTAGGGCCTTCGACAAGGACGGCCGGGTGAAGCCGCCGAAGGACTGGGACGACGACTTCGCGGCCGCCGTATCGTCTGTCGAGGCCACGACCACGGTGAAGGATGACAAGGCCGAGACGGTCTACAAGATCAAGCTGTGGGACAAGAACAGCGCGATCGAGAAGATCGCCAAGCACCTGGGCATGTTCATTGAGCGGTCCGAGGTGACGGTGACGCATGTCTACCATGAGATGAGCGACGACGAGCTCGACCGCGAATTGCAGAACCAGTTCCTGACCGACAAGAGCAACGCGGTCCAGACGTCGCACTGATGCTCCACTACACGCTTGACGACCTGCGGGCCCTGCCCCGGGAGCGCAAGGAGATCGTCGCACAGATCCTCGCCGAGAAGGAGCGGCGCCGGGCGCAGCGGATGTTCTTCCGCCTGTTCCCCGACGAAGACACGCGCCAGCCCGACGGTTCGATCATCTATGCCCGGGAGAAATACCCGAAGCACCTCGAGTTCTTCAACGCGAGCGCGAAATACCGCGAGACCTGCTTTCTGGCTGCCAACCGTGTCGGAAAGGCGCTTCGCAACGGCACGCCGGTCGCAACGCCTGGCGGGTGGGCGTCGATAGAGACGCTGAAGGTCGGCGATGCGGTTGTAGCCGGCGACGGGACCATCACGACCGTGACGGGAGTCTACCCCCAGGGCGTCAAGCCGCTCTATCGGCTGACGTTCGATGTGGGCGAAACGATCGACTGCTGCGGGGAGCATCTGTGGAAGTATCAGCATCCGCGGTCGCGCTATGCATATCGCCGCAGCCACGGTGTGACGGAGGCTAACCCATTCCACGGCGAATGGCGGGTTGCGGACACTGAAACGATCCTGAAGGAAGTCGGATCGAACCCCATCCCAAGAATGCGAGTGGTCATGCCGACGTCACGGCCTTGGCAGTTGGCAAAGCGACAAGTGCCGGTCGACCCGTATCTGCTTGGCGCTCTGCTTGGAGACGGAACGCTTAGGGGGGGGGTCAGTTTTGCCACGGTTGACCAAGAGATGGTTGAGACGGTTCGGGGAGCGTTGCCGGCAGGCCTTGCGATTAAGCACTCCGGCGGTTGTGACTACGGCCTCTGCAAGTCCGAAGGTCGAGTCCGTAACTCCAGGGGCCAGTTCTTTAGCGACCATTCGCTAATCAACGACCTTCGGCATCTGGGCGCCTTCGGTACACTGGCCTCCGAGAAACACGTGCCTCGGGACTATCTTCTGAACGATGTGCCAACCCGCCTTGGGGTCCTTCAGGGCCTGATGGATACCGATGGCAGCATCACCAAGACCGGTGCCATGGAGTTTTCTTCGGTATCCACCAGGCTTATCGAGGATGTCAAATTCCTCGTTCACTCCCTGGGTGGCAAGGCCACGGTCGAAGCCAGGCAGACATACTACACCCACAATGGTGAGCGCAGGGCAGGGCAGCCAAGCTACCGCCTGCACATCCGGCTTAACATCTGCCCCTTCCGGCTCACGCGGAAGGCAGAGCGCTGGAACCCGAGACGCAACACGGCAGATCGGGTGCTCCACCGCATCGAGGACGCATCCTCCGGCGAAGCGACATGCATTTCCGTCGCACATCCCGATCGAACGTTCGTCACGGACCACGGAATCGTCACCCACAACACCTGGGCCGGCGCCTATTCGATGACCTGCCACCTGACCGGGCTTTATCCTGACTGGTGGACGGGAAGGCGGTTCGATCAGCCGATCAGGGCCTGGGCGGCCGGCAAGACCAACGAGACGACGCGCGACATCGTGCAGGCGTCTCTGCTGGGGGAAATATCGTTCGAGGGTCCGCGCAAGATCGTCTCGGGCACTGGAATGGTGCCGGGCCATCTGCTCGGTCAGCCGACATGGAAGAAGGGCGTCCCCGATCTCGCCGACACGATCAAGGTCCGGCATGTCTCGGGCAAATGGTCCCGCCTCGGGCTGAAGTCCTACGAGCAGGGTCGCGGATCGTTCGAAGGCACCGCGCAGCATGTGATCTGGGTCGACGAGGAATGCCCGCTCGACGTCTACGGCGAGTGCCTTATACGCACCGCGACCACCAACGGGATCATCGTGCTGACGTTCACGCCGCTCGCCGGTCTCAGTGAGACGGTCATGCAGTTCATGCCGACCGAAGACCGCCCCGGAATCTGAGCGAGGCCACGGATGAGCGATCAGCGGGTCAGGGTGACCGGGATATCCGGCATTGTCGCGATGGTCGTGCATGAGGGCCGGCTGATCGTCGCCACCGACGACGGGCTCTACCAGGTCATCGGCAGCCAGATGCACCGCATGGAATTGCTCGCCGAGCCGGTCGTGGTCGAGTCCGAGCGGTTCGCCGTTGCCGAGACAAGGCGCCGGGTTCCGCCCGATCCCCTGCTACCCGAAAGGAAAGCCTGATGGCAAATCTGTATGTCACACAGTATTCTGGAATTGTCGGGATGCCTGGGGCTGGGCCGCAGTGTCCGGTTGAGCCGGCGCTGGCGAACGAAGTTGTTTCATTCACCACGTCTGCGGCCTCTGCGGCATTCTCTGACGCTTGCGGTCTGGTCCGGGTCGTGGCGGACGCCGATTGCCACATTCTCGTCTCCAGCGCCCCAACGGCTACGACAAGCCACATGAAGCTGGTCGCAACCGAGCCATATTTCTTCCAGCCCCGTTCGTCCGGACTAAAAGTCGCAGCTGTGGCCGCGGCCTGATGAACAGGGGTTTTCTCGGCCTCTACAGCCCGCTCGTCGGCAAGTGGGGCTTATTCGGCGCGGCCACGGCTGCGGGGTCTTATCTCGGCAATGAACCCTCGGGCCTCGCCATCGACTTTACCGAAAACAGCGCACTGGTGCGGGGGCACACGACGAACTTCTCCGGTCAACCCGTTGACCTCCTGACCTACACCGCGCCTAGCCCCAAGATGACCTACGGGTCCGATGGGGTGCTGAGGTATGCGCGGCATAATCTGCTGACGTATTCGGAGGACTTTGCCAACGCAGCGTGGGGGAGCTACAACAACAACACTATTACAACAAACCAGATAGCAAGCCCGACAGGCGCTATTACAGCCGACAAGATCACAGAAAATTCTGCTACTTCGACGCATCATACTGCGCAAACAGCTGCAATTTTTGCAGTTGGCGCGAGAACTGTATGCTCAGTATACGCCAAGGCTGGAGAACGAAATTGGCTGTATTTCACTGGGTTTAATGACAGTAATCTTGGGGCATGGTTTAATCTATCGACAGGCTCTGTAGGCACTCGTCAATCGCTCAACATTGCGGCATCAATAGAGGATGCTGGTGATGGCTGGTACAGGTGTTCTATCACGTTCGCACCGACGAAGGCTAACCCTTACATTGGTCTGGCTATCGCACAGTCTGACAATACGTCTAGCTACCTTGGGGATGGATCGTCTGGGTTGTATATCTGGGGGGCACAAGTTCAGTTAGCTCCGACCAATTCCACCACCTACCTCCCGACGACTTCCGCAGCCCGCTACGACCTCCCCTACGACTATGATCCGGTGACGCTTGCGGCCAAGGGTGTGCTGATCGAGGAACAGCGGACGAACCTGAGAACCTATTCGCAGCAGTTCGATAATGTGGCATGGACAAAGTCCAACACGACCGCGACCGCCGATCAGGCAACTGCACCGGATGGCACGCTCACCGCCGATCTGCTGGCCGAAAACAGCGCAACATCCGAGCACTATCTCCAAGGGACGGTGTTATCGCTCACGGGCTCTTATGTTGCCTCCGTATACGCGAAGCTCAAACCGGGGAGCACCCGGTATCTTTACATCGGCGAGCGCAGCACGACAGGTACTCAAGTCATCTTTGATCTTGTTAACGGGACAGCGGCGAGCGGTGGAACCATCAGGAATGTCGGGAATGGGTGGTATCGATGCAGCCTCAATGGAATCACGCTGACAGCACAGAACTACGGCTTCAGGATTGGCTTGGATGATGATGGCAGCGCGGCGAGCTACAACTATTCCGGCGACGGCACGTCAGGGGTCTATATCTGGGGCGCTCAACTCGAAGCCGGTTCCTACGCGACCAGCTACATCCCAACGGTTGCCTCACAGGTGACTAGGGCGGCGGATGCGATCAGCCTTGCCGGCTCCATGTTCCCGTGGAGTCAGACGGCAGGAATGTTCGCCGTAGAGACATCAAGCATCTCCGCTACTGCGGGCACCAATCACGGTGTCGATCTATTAATTAACTCCAGCAACAAAGTTTCTATACGCAACGGCATGATGCTGATGACCTCTAGTGGGGCCACGCAGTTCTCGCTTTCGCCCGCGGGGATAGGAGCGTCAACCTCCGTTCAAAAGCGGATAGTTACGTGGGCCGAGAATGACGCGGCAGCGACGGTAGATGGGAACAACGTCGCCACAGACACCTCAGTTACCTTGTTCGCGGGGACGCCAGAGCTAAGGCTGTCGGTGGATAACACTGGTTTCTACCCCAATGGCCACATCGCCAAATTGAAATACCTCCCCCGCCGCGTCACCAACGCAGAACTACAGGCGATGGCAGCATGATCGAGTATCTGATCTGGTCCCCTGACCGTGCAACGTTCATCGCCACGATGGAAGCATTGACCAACCCTGTAACCGGCACTCCGCTGGCTGAAATGGTGGAGGGAGTTCTGACCCCCTCTGCTGGCGTCATGATTGACGAGATAGGTACAGTCACCAAGACCCCCGCAGTCCTCAACGAAAACGGCGAGGAAGTCACCCCGGCAGTCATCGTAGACGGCCACCATGTCAACATGGGTGCCTATGGCGAGCTTGCCGCCTTGCTCACGTTTGAAATGCCAACCGAGGGTGACGTATTCGAGCGCACCCGCATCCTTGAACTTCTTGGGGCCATGGCCTCTCAAGTATCGAAAAAGGGTGAGCCCACTGGTCTTGTGGGCACCAGTGGTGTCAAACTCTACGACCCCTCCGCAGTCACCGTCAGAACGAGGGTTTGGGCTTAACCTAAGGCCGGATCAGACGCCAATATAATCGACCTCGGCGCCTTGGTATTTCTCTTCCATCTTGGTGATCGCCAGTTCGAGTTCCTCGGCGTTCAGGTTTTCGATCTCGTCGAGGGGATCATCGCCGTCGTAACGGACGAGGACGTCATAGAAATCGGGCTCGGCCGGGCGCTCACGGCTGCTGAGATCAACAGCCTCTACAATACGTGGAGGGTAGGTGTCAGCCTGGGGGAATAGTATTCTCCAGCACCGTTTCGGTTAAGCCGGACGGTTCTGGGGACTACACCACACTCAAGGCGGCGGTGCCGCTGCTTAGGAGCGTTGCGACGAGTGTCTTCGAGCTTATCGCATGACGCGCCAGCCGAACTCCTGTCTGAATGTCCACCGTCCCGCATTTGAGCCGATCTGAACCAACCCTAACGGAGCCTGACAATGGGAGAACGCCGCGTTTACCGTGCGATCTGCGACGTTTGCGGCTCGGGTCTCGCTGATGGGTGAGATAAGCTCGTCCAAATACGTTGTTAGGGCGGGCTGGCGGGATGTGCCGCACATCGACGAAAAGACACAGCGCGAACTCCTGGAGGCAACTCCTCCTCACCTTCGTGAAGCACGATCCGAAGGCATCCCGTCGATGGGCGCCGGCGCCATCTACCCGGTGCCGCTATCGGAGATCGAGGTCCAGCCCTTCGCCATCCCGGCCTATTGGCCGAAGGCTTATGCGCTCGACGTCGGCTGGAACCGCACGGCCTGCATCTGGGGAGCCAAGGAGCCGTCGACCGGCGTGCTCTACCTCTACGCCGAACACTATCGCGGCGAGGCGGTGCCCGAGGTCCATGCCGCGGCGATCAAGGCGCGTGGTGAGTGGATCCGGGGAGCGATCGATCCGGCGGCGCGCGGGCGCCAGCAGAAGGACGGCGAGCAGCTTCTGGCGACCTATCAGGGGCAGGGGCTGAAGCTTGTTCCCGCCGCCAACGCGGTCGACGCCGGGCTCTACGCGGTGTGGAGTCTGCTTGAGATCGGGCGGCTGAAGATTTTCTCGACACTGCAGAACTTCAAGAACGAATACCGGGTCTACCGGCGCGACGAGAAGGGCAAGGTCGTCAAGGTGAACGATCACCTGATGGACGCCGGCCGCTACCTCGTCATGACCTGGGACAAGATCGCGACGATCCAGAGGCCGGCGAGCACGATCCGTTCGGGCCCGGCCATCGCTGACGAAGTGGCAGGGTATTGATGGCTGAAAACTTCCCGACCGACATGCCCGACGCCAGCCAGCCCGGCAGGAGCGATCCGAAGGCGCTCGGCACCAAGCTCGAAGCCATCGTCGGACGGCTCGCGGCCATCGCCAACAAGCGCGTCGGCGAGCGCCAGTCGCTCGAGGAAGCGTGGATACTCGACGCCAGCCAGTACCATGGCCGCTACGACACCAAGACCGAACGCGCCTTGAGGGAGGCCGAGAAGTCGCAGCTCTACATCAACCTGACCCGGCCGAAGACGGACGCGATGTCGGCCCGGTTGATGGACCTGCTGTTCCCGACCGACGACAAGAACTGGGGCATCCAGCCGACACCGGTTCCCCGGCTCACCAAGCAGGCGCAGGAGGCCGAGAAGGCTGCAAACGACCTCGCGGCCCGTCTTGCTGAAGCAACGGCCAAGGCGGGGCTGCCAGAGGGGCAGGAACCCGATCCGCAACTGAAGGCGCTGCAGGACAAGGCCAACGAAGCCCGCACCAAGGCCGAGCAGTTGCAGATGGTCATTCAGGAAGGCCAGCGGCGCTGCGACCTGATGGCGGCCGAGATCGACGACCAGTTGAAGGAGTCGAGCTACCACGCGGTCAAGCGCGACCAGATCGAGGATGCCTGCAAGTTCGGTACCGGCGTCACCAAGGGCCCGGTTACCGGCGACAAGATGCGCAAGGGCTGGCAGATCGAGAAGGTCCCGGTCACGAACCCGGATGGAACTCCGAAGATCGGGCCCGACGGCCAGCAGGAAACGCAGGACGGCGGCTACAAGCTGCAGATGACCAACGGCGATCGGCCGGCAATGCGCCATGTCGATCTCTGGTCCTTCTTCCCCGACATGAACGTCAAGAACATCCAGGACGGCGAGGGCAACTTCGAGCGCCACCTGATGAACGAGAAGAAGATGAAGGGGCTGGCCCGGCTGCCGGGCTTCGACAAGGAGAAGATCAAGAAGCTGCTCAGGCAGAAGCCGCGGCAGTCAGCACCCTCCTACATGGCCTCGCTGCGCAACATCACGGGCGACAAGCAGGAGATCACCGGAGACCTCTACCATGTGTGGGAGTATTCCGGGCCCCTCAGCACCGACGACATGCGCGATCTTGCCCAGGCGGTCGGCGACGATGCGACATTCCAGGAGATGCAGGAAGTCGACCCGCTGGCCGAGATCAACGCCGTGGTCTGGTTCTGCGACAACGAACTGCTGAAATTCTCTATCTATCCCTACGACTCCGGCGAGTGCATGTATTCGGTGTTCAACCTGGTCAAGGACGACAGTTCGGTCTTTGGCTACGGCATCCCGGCCGTCATCCGCGATCCGCAGAAGTCGCTCAATGCCTCATGGCGGGCGATGATGGACAATGCCGGACTGGCTTCGGGGCCGCAGATCGTCATCGCGACGGAACTGATCGAGCCCGCCGACGGCAACTGGACGATGGCGCCGCGCAAGATCTGGAAGGCGCTGGCCGGCCTGCCGAAGGAGCATCGCGCATTCGAGACCTTCGATGTGCCGATGCACCAGGTCGAGCTCGCCAATATCATTACGCTGTCGAAACAATTCATCGACGACATGAGCTCGATGCCGCAGATCGCGCAGGGCGAGCAGGGCGCGGGCACGACCAAGACGGCGCAGGGCATGGCGATCCTGATGAACGCCACGAACGTGGTGTTCCGCCGCATCGTGAAGAACTTCGACGACGACGTGACGACGCCCGACATTCGCCGGCTCTACGACTGGAACATGCAGTTCAACGAGAAGGACGAGATCAAGGGCGACTACGACGTCGATGCCCGTGGCTCTTCGGTGCTGCTGGTTCGCGAGATGCAGGCGCAGACCCTGATGGCGATTGCCACCAACCTGGGCGGTCATCCGGTCTATGGCCCGATGCTGAAGAACCGCGACATCCTGCGCAAACTGTTCCAGTCGCTGATGATCCCGTCGGCCGACGTGGTCCTGACCGACAACGAGATCGACGCGGTGCTTGCCGCGGCTGCCAACGACAATGCGGTCGCCGAGGCGGAAAAGCGCAAGATGGAACTGGAGAACCGCAAGCTCGACATCGAGGAAGACCGCATCGGTGCAGAGGTTGCCCGGGCCAACATGGACAACAAGGCCAAGCGCGAGATCGAGATCATCAAGCGGGAGACCGAACTGATCAAGCTCGCGGCCACCGGCAACATGAACCTCGACCAGTTGGAGGCGAGGCTGCAGATGCACCGGGAGAAGCTGGACTCCGACGAGCGCAGGATGGCTGCCGAGATCGCGGTCGAGCGGCAGAATGCGGAAGAGGCCCGCCAGCGCGGCGAGCAGCCGACCGGCTCGGGCGGGTTCATCTCTGCCGGCGGCAAGAACGGCAAGACGATCGAAGGGACGCGGGCGTGACCCAGACCGAGATGGCCCTGCTGGTCGAGGCGCTGAAGCGGCGTGACCGCGCATCGCTCGCGCGCCGGGTCGGGCTGATCTGCAAGTTCCTCCCGGCTTCGTGGCTCTCGCTTCGTTACGAGAACTTCGTCAAGCCGGCCAAGATCGTGGCGACGGCGCCGGACCTGTCATGAAGATCGAGCCGCACAGCAACACATGGGAAGTGGTGCGCAAGCACGCCCGGGACGGGATCGCGGCGGCCACCAAGCGGCTGGAAACGAACCTCGACCTGGCCGAGACCAATATCGAGCGCGGCAAGATCATGGCGCTGCGCGACGTCCTTAAACTCGCGGAGCCGACCGATCGCATCCGCGACGAGCAATTGCGCGCCAGCTTCGACCCGGCGGGCTACTGACCTTTCCAACTGGAGGCTGAATAGTGACTGAAGAGAACAAGGCCGCTGCATCCGCAGCCGCTGACGAACCCGCCGTGCCTGCAGCACAGCAGGTCGTACCTGAAGCCAAGGACGATTCCGAAATCTGGTCAGAGTTCCAGAGCGAGGAAGCCAAGGGCGATAAATCCGACACTGAGCCGCCTACGGAGGCCGCCAGCGACGATGACGACGCCAATGGGTCCGACGACGCCACCAGCGAGAAGACCGCCCCAGCGACGGCCGACGAAGCCGCAGATGCCGCTTTGTCAGAGGCCCGCAAACTGGAACAGCGGATCAAGGACGAAGTATCCAGCCTAGACTCGACCAAGCCGCTCGGAAAATCGAGGGATCGAATCCGTTCGGACCTGGGCCGTCTCGAAGCCCTACAGCGTAAGATCGCCGCCGCTGCTCAGAGCAAGTCGGACAGCGATGCGTCTAATGCCCGCGACGAGATCGCCGGCATCAAGGACGATTACCCGGAGATCGCAGCCCCTCTCACCAAGGCGCTGGAGAAGATCGACGGGACACTCGACCGTCTGACCAAGGCCGAGCGGGCCAGCCTAGAGGCTGACCAGGCCGAACTGAAGCAGATCGTCGAGGTGCAGACCCAGACTCTCATCGAGAAGCATCCCGATTACGTCGATGTCCTCAAAGCGAACGGCCCCGCCTTCAGGGCATGGGTCGACGACCAGCCGCTGCGCATCCGCCAGGCCGCTGCTCGCAACGCCAACGACATCTACGACGGGCAGGGCGCCATCGAAGTGGTCGAGGGTTTCAAGAAACATCTCGGGCTGATCAAGGCACCGGAACCGGCGCCGCAGCCTCAAACCCCACCCAAGCTCGACGACAGGCGCAAACGCCAGCTCGACAGTTCCGCATCCCCCCAGCGGTCCGGCTCACGCCCGACCGTCTCCGGCATCCCTGAAGAGGGCGACCCGGAAGAGATATGGAACGCTATCGCAGCAATGGAAGCACGCACCTGACCGTCTGAGCGTCCAACGCAAGGACAACCACCATGTCTGCCAACCTCTCGACCAGCCCTGGGATTTCCCAGCGCACCACCGTCTATGCCGAGCGCCAGATGCTCAAGCATGCCGGTCCGAGCCTGGTCCTCGAAAAGACCGGGCCACTGATCAAGCCGATGCCGAAGAACAAGGGCGTGAACATCAAGTTCCGCCGCCCTGTCCCGTTCGCGGCCTCGACGATCCCGCTGCAGGAAGGCGTCACGCCGTCCTCGACCTCGTTCCGCTACGAAGACGTCAGCGGTGCGCTCTCCCAGTACGGCATGGTTGCCGAAGTCACCGACGTCATCGAGGATACCCACGAAGACCCGGTGCTCAACGACATCACCATGATGCTCGGCGAGAACATCGGCCGCACCCAGGAGGCGCTGAACTACGCTGTCCTCAAGGGTGGCACCAATGCGTTTTTTGCCAACGGTTCGCAGCGCACCGACGTCAACACCCCCATCTCCCTGAGCAAGCAGCGCGCGGTCGTCCGTGCCCTCGAGGCGCAGAAGGCGATGAAGGTGACGAATGTGCTCGGCGGCTCGCCGGACTACGCCACCCGTCCCGTGGAAGCCGGCTACATCGCCGTCGGCCACACCGATCTGGACTCCGACATCCGCAACATGCCGGGCTTCGTGCCCTGCGCGGAATACGGCCAGCGGTCGGTGATCTCGCCCCATGAGATCGGCTCCGTCGAAACCGTCCGCTACATGCTGTCTGCCGATCTGGCAGCGATCGCGGATGCCGGTGGCGCCAAGGGTTCGATGGTCTCGACCTCGGGCACTTCGGCCGACGTCTACCCGGTCCTGTTCTTCGGCAAGGAAGCCTGGGGCATCGTGCCGCTGCGCGGTCAGGGCTCGGTTGCGCCCTCGATCATCCCGGTCGGACAGAAGACCAAGGACGATCCGCTCGGCCAGCGTGGCTACGCCGGTTACAAGTTCTGGCATCTCGCCCTGATCTTGAACCAGCTTTGGATGGCCCGCTTGGAGTGTGCTTCGACCTCCCTGTAAACCAAGGCGCGCGACTGAATTAGCTGTGGTTTAGGAACGTATTCCAGTGTAGGCTTCGGCTCAAACTGGAGGTCCCTTCATGGCAAAATTCAGGGGTGCAGTGGTTTCCTGCAAGATATGCGGATCGGCATTCAAGGTTCCGCCGAGCCGCGCCCAAACCGCCGAGTTCTGTTCGATCAAGTGTGCGTCAGTTGGGCGGGGTGAGCGCATCCGAAAAAGGGTGACGCTTTCCTGCGCCAACTGCGGCACACCATTCGAGGTGCCGGTAAGCCACGCGGATCGTCGGGTCTATTGCAGCAGCAAGTGCAAACACGAGTCAGCCGACTATCTGTCCGCTCTCTCGGACCGCACGCGCGGCGACAATAACCCGATGTGGTCCGGCGGCTTTGTGGATCACTCTGAAGGCTACATTTATGCGTCGGCCCCAGATCATCCCTTTGCCTCGAATGGATACGTCCTGGCTCATCGCCTCGTCATGGAGCGATGGCTTCGTAGGACCGACCCGTCTTCCCCATTCCTGATCAGGTTGGGCGGCGGGCTGTATCTGTCCCCGGAGTTCGTCGTCCATCACAAGGACGAGACCAAGCGAAACAACGAGATCGGCAACTTGGAATGCCTAACCCCGGCCGAGCACACCAGGCTGCATAGCCTCGCTCGGCACAATCAAGCGAAAGGAATGTTCCCATGAAGGGATCTCCAGTAATCGGGTCGCACGTCGGTAACGGCGCGGCCATCAACGTCGAACTCGGCTTCGTGCCCGAGATGGTGGAGTTCTACAACGCCACCGACGGCACGCCCTATGTCGTCGCCTTCCTCGGTTGGGTTGTCCCGTTCTCTTCGGGCGGCACCACCGAGATCACGGCCGGGGCGAAGATCAAGGGCGCCACGTCCGGCGCCTATGCCATCGTGAAGGAAGTGCTGGTCTCTTCCGGCACCTGGGCAGGCGGCGATGCTGCCGGCTTCTTCACGCTGGTCGAAGGCTCGCTCGTCGGCACGTTCCAGTCGGAAAACGTCTACATCGACAACGATGCGACGTCCGGCACCAACGACGCAACCGTGACCGCCAACGTGGTGCATAACTGCGCCATCACGACGGCTGCGGCTTCGGCAACCGGCACTTCGGCCATCTCGCGCTATGAAGGCGTGGCTGGCTCCAACAAGGCCGGCTTCACCATCGGGTCGGCACTCGCCGTCGAGGCCAAACTGCTGCGGTATCGAGCTCACCGCGGCGACGCATAAAGGAGGGTCTGACCAATGACCATCCTGCGCACACAGGCCAAGCAGGCCATTCAGCGAGTTCGCAACGGGTCCCTCAAGGACCTGGGCGAAGTGCTGACGGCCATCGTCGATGGTGACATGCTCGCGGAACTCGATCTGATCGACATCCGCGCGCGCAGCACCATGTTCGACGACTTCCTTGCCGCCGGTATCGATGGCCGTTGGTCGTCGACTGCCGGTTCCGGCACGTCCAACGCGGCGGCGACTACGGTTGCCGGCGCGCTCAATGGCGCCATTACGCTGAAGTCGGCTTCCGACGATGGCACCCATGCCGCCAACTTCTCCACGCTCACGACCGATCAGCTCAACTACCTTGCTTCGCAGGGCGGGCTGACGATCGAGGCGCGGTGCAAGATCAGTGACGTGTCTGAAGCCTACTTCTTCGTTGGCTTCACCGACACGATCTCGACCACCGTTGAGGGCCCGATCTTCATGAACGCCGCCGCCATCGACAGCGATGCGACGGACGCATGTGGCGTGGTCTACGACATCGATGCCACGACCGACGTGTTCACGGTTGGCGGCGTCAAGAATGGCACGGACACCGATCCGCAACTGTCCTCGATCACTCCGGTCGACGATACGTGGTTCACGGTCCGCGTCGAAGTCTCGGCCGCCGGCGCGGTGCAGGGCTTCATCAACAATGCGCCCATCGGCGATCCTGTCGCCAATGCCGTGACCACCTCGGTTGCGCTGACCCCGGCTGTCTTCATCGGCAACCGCTCGGCCAACCAGGTCACGCTGACCGTCGACTACATCATGGTCAAGGGCAACCGCTAAGACCTGACCGGGCGGGGGAAACCTCGCCCGGCTTTCCTCGTTCCGAAAGGACACCACCATGGCAAAGCCGATCAAGATCAAGATCAAAGGCAAGGGCCTCCTGACCATCTGCGTCGAGGGCGCTATTCGCCGGCTGGAAATGGGCAAGGCCATCACGGTCACGAAGGCCGAGAAGGCATTCCTCGACTATTCCGGCGTGGCCTACTCCAAAGCCTGACCACAACCCACCAAGGACAATTCATGACGATCGACCGTTCGTTCATCGAGAGCGAGCTTGCCTCCGTGCGCGCACAGCAGCAGCAGGCAGCCGCGATCATCCAGCAGATGCTCGGCGCCGAGAAGACGCTGATGGGCCTGCTCGACCAGCTAGACCGCGAGATCGACGAGGCCAAGCAAGCCGACGACCATCTGCAGGCGCTCGCCCAGGCGAACCTCAGCCGCAAACCCAAACCCTCCAAGGGAGAACCCAAGTGAAGCAGATCAACATCCTCGACGCGACGGCAACCCAGCTTGCCGAGTTCGCCAACAAGAACCTCGGCATCGAGGTCCGTCACACCATGGGCAAGGCGCACATCATGGCCGCCATGCAAACGACCGGCTACGACAAGACCTACATCCTGGTCGACGACGATGAGCCGACGGTCGATCCCAATGCCCGCGTTGCCGCGCCGGAGCCGGTTGCAGAGCGCAAGATGGTGACGATCCGCATTCCCTCGCAGCCCAACACCCCGGGCGGCAAGGAGCCGGTTCCCGTCGGCGTCAACGGCAAGGTCTACCTGATCCAGCGCAACATGGACGTGCCCGTGCCGATCGAGGTGCTGAAGGTTCTGGAGAACGCCAAGCAGACGGAATACGACCAGGGCCCGAACGGCGAGCCGATCAACCCGCGTGAGGTGTCGGCCTTCCCGTTCTCCGTCATGGGCCACGCCTGATCCATGGCGACCTTCCTCGCCCTGGTGCAGAAGGTGGCCCGTGAAGCGGGCACACTGGACAGCGCCTCCATCACGACCGTTGCCGGCCAGACCGGCATGAAGGGCAAGATGGTCGGCTGGGTGCAGGATGCGTGGCGATCCATCCAGAACGCGCACAGTTCATGGCTCTGGCAGCAGGCCGAGTTCTACGGCAACACGGTCGCCTCGACCCAGCGATATGCCTACACGTCGTTCAACGACTTTGCGACGTCGGCGACCATCACCCGCTTTGCAGACTGGATCGTCGACCGGGAAGGCCCCGACAGCGGCATCTCGCTCCATGATCCTGCAGTCGGTGTCGCCGACGAGGGGCCGCTTCGCTATGTCGGGTGGGACCTGTTCTACAAGACGCAGTTGCGCGGCACGCAGACCGAGGACAAGCCCTCGATGTTCACCATCGCGCCGGACAGCAAGCTTGTTTTCTCCCGCACCCCGGATGCGGTCTATACGATCCGCGGCCGCTACCGGAAGGACGAGCAGACCCTATCGGCCGACGGCGATATTCCCGAATGTCCGGCCCGCTTCCACGATGCCATTGTCGATGCGGCCCTGATGCTGCTCGGCACCCATGACGAGGCGGCACCTCAGATCCCGCTCTGGCAGATGCGCAAGTCGCGCAACTTCTGCGATCTGGAACGGGACCAGTTGCCGCGCGTGTCCTTCTCCGCATCCCCATTGGCCTGACCGATGTCGCAGTCGACCTCGACATTCCTGCTTCGCGGCGGGCTCAATCTCGTCACGCCGCCGCTCGCCATCCCGCCCGGCATGGCCATTGCGTCGATCAATTATTCGCCCGATGTAGCAGGCTATACCCGTCTTGGTGGCTACGAGCGGTTCGATGGCCTGCCGCGTCCGTCCGACAGCGACGTCACCGCGACCATAGCAAGCCGCAGGGCGGCGATCTCGACTGTTCCTGGCACCGGCCCGGTGCGCGGCGTCACGGTCTTTGACGGCTATGTCTACGCCTTCCGCGACCACGCAGACGGCGACAGCCGTATGTACCGGAGCTCGGCCACCGGGTGGGAGAGGATGACCTTCGGGTCGGAAATCACGTTCACCGCCGGAACCGCGGAATTTGTCGAGGGCGAGATTCTGGTTGGCGGCACCTCGGGCGCGACCGCCACCATCAAGCGCGTGGTCTTGAGGACCGGGGCGTGGTCGGGAACGGCGACCGGCTATCTCGTCCTTTCGGGCGTGGTTGGCACGTTTCAGGCGGAAACCGTCACCAGTTCGTCGGGATCGGCAACCATCGCGGGCGATGCCACCGCCATCACGCTTGCGACCGGCGGCGTCTACGACTTCACGACCCACAATTTCTACGGCGCGGGCAAGCGGCCCCGCCTCTACGGCAGCAACGGTCAGGGCTTCGCCTTTGAATGGGACGGAGAGGTTCTGGCGCCGATCCGCACCGGCACGGCTGCCGGCGTGCTGGAAGGGGAATCCTTCCTGCTTGCCGCCAATGGCGACTTCCTGCTTGCCGCCAATGGCGACTCCATCATCCTGCGCTTCGACTTCGACCGGCCGCAATTCGTCAGCCATTACAAGAACCATCTGTTTCTCGCCTATTCGTCCGGCTCCATAATCTTCTCCAGTATCGGCGAGCCGCTGGAATACATCACCACGACCGGGGCAGGCGAAGTCTCCTTCGGCGAGGCGGTTACGGGTCTTTTGACCGCGGCCTCCACCTCGATCGTGATCTTCGGCCAGAACCGCATCGAATATGTGACGGGCAACGATTCATCCGATTTCGTGATGAGTCCCATATCGGACGGTTCTGGCGCGGTGGCCTACAGCGCGCAGATGCTGAACCGGCCCATTTTCCTCGACGATGGCGGCTTGCGGGATCTGGGAACGACCGCGGCCTTCGGCGACTGGCGGGCGGGCTCGTTAAGCCAGGCTATCGAGCCGCTGATGCGCGCCAAGCGCGATGCTGGCGCGACTGTGGCGGCTTCGGTGCTTATCCGCGCCAAGGATCAATATCGGCTGTTCTGGAACGATGGCACGGGCATCACGCTCTACGTCGGCCGCAAGCAGCCGGAGAGCATGCCATTCAATTTGCCCATCGTCCCGTTCTGCGCCTGTTACGGCGAGGTCACGCAGGGCGCGGGAGACCGCCTGTTTGTGGGCGCAGAGGATGGCTACGTCTATGAGCTGGAACGCGGGCTGTCCTTCGACGGGGAAGCCATCGAAGCCTATGTGCGGCTGCCGTTCAACTCGATCGGTTCGCCGACGCAGCGCAAGCGGTTTTCCAAGTTCACGGCAGGCGTCGACAGCGAGGACGCCATCACCCTCGGCGTCAAGTTCGACATCGACTATGCGGTCGGAACGGGCGGTGCCCAAGTCGACAAGTCGGTCGCGGCAGGCACGGCAACGGTCAGTACCGGAAACTATGACGAGATCACCTGGTCAAGCCCAGTGCAGGGCACGCTCGAGGAACACATCGCGGGCATCGGACGGAACTGCGCCGTGACGCTGATTTCCGATGCCGCCGACAAGCGCGTCCACACGCTGCAGTCGGCGTCGTTCAACTTCTCCCCGCGAAACCTCATTCGGTAGGGATCCCACATGGCCAACCAGTACATCAACGCGATAACGGACCTGTGGAACAACGCAGGCACGACGTTCTACGGCATCAAGCTCAACGTCACCAACACGGCTTCGGCGGCAGCCTCGCGGCTCCTTGCGCTGCAGGTCGCCGGCTCGAACAAGTTCACGGTGGACAAGGATGGCAATGTCGTCGCAGCCGGGTCGCTTACGCTTACTGGCGCCTTCGTTCTGGGATCGAACGATGCTGGTGCGCTCGGCGCATCCGGCACGGCATGGTCGGACCTGTTCCTCGCGTCCGGCGGCGTCATCAACTGGGCTGCCGGCGACGTCACCATCACGCATTCGACCAACGCATTGGCCTTTGCCGGGGCCGCCAGCGGCTATTCCTTCGATGCCGTGGTGCAACCCGCCGCCAATGACGGCGCGGCGCTTGGCGCGGCTGCTACGTCGTGGAGCGACTTGTTCCTTGCCTCCGGGGGCGTGATCAACTTTGCCAACGGCAACTGGGTAGCCACCCACACCAGCGGCATCCTGACGGTCGGAACCGGAGATCTGCGCGTCACGACGGCAGGAACCGACGCGACAAGCGTGGCCACGGTCGGCGGAACACAGACGCTCACCAACAAGACGCTGACCAGCCCGACGATTACCGCGCCGACGCTCTCGACCTCGGTTCTGCTGACCGGCGTCATTACCCCGGCACAGATCACGGCTGACCAGAACGACTATGCCCCGACCGGATTTGCGACCGCTTCGGTGCTGCGGCTCGATACCGATGCCTTCAGGAACATCACGGGCATTGCGGGCGGCGCAGCCGGGCGAATTATCATCATCCAGAACATTGGTTCAAATATTCTCGCCTTCTCTAACGACGATTCTGGATCAACCGCAGCCAATCGGTTCTATGTCCCGAGTGGTACCGGCTTCCACCTTGAGCAGTACGGGACAGCGATGTTCTACTATGACGGGACGTTTTCCCGGTGGGTGCTGGTCAGCATCTCGCGGTCATTGGCTTCGCAATCGGTCATGGAAGCCGCAACCAGCTACTATAATTTCGTCACGCCGCAGAACCAGCACTATCACCCCGGCCATCCTAAATGCTGGGGGCAGACGACCGGCGCGGGAACACCCACCCTTCAGACTTCCTACAACGTGACATCGATCACCGACACGGCAACCGGGCGCCTGACCGTGACGATTGCGACGGACTTCTCGTCGGCCCATTGGGCAGGCGTGGCGTCGGCCAATTGCGCCACCAATGCAAACCGGATGTGTTCGCTCGTCTCCAAGGCTGCGGGCACGGTCATCCTCGAATCCTCATCCGCCGCAACCACCCTCTCTGATCCCGGTGTCGGCTGGGATTGGGCATTCTTCGGAGATCAATAATGGACAAGCGCATGACCAAGCAGGAAGAACGCGCACTCTACGCGGGAACCATCAAGGGCAAGCCGGAAACGGTCTTCGTCGCCATCACCTGCCAGGATGGCTCGGTTGCCATCATGCAGTTCGTCACCAAGCAGCAGCGAACGCTTGTCAAAGACGATGCGGGCAACTTCATCGATCCGGGCTGGACCCGCGAGGCATCGGCGGAAAACATCAACGCCGAAATCGCCAAGTCGAACATCAATGCAGTGTCGTGGGAGATCATCAATCCCGCAGACGTGCCGACTGATCGGACATTCCGCAACGCATGGAAACTGGCGGGCAAGAAGCTCGACGTTGACATGGACAAGGCGCGGGAGATGACGAAGGAACGGCTCAGGGCCGAACGGGCACCGCTCCTTGCGGCTCAGGATGCCGAGTTCATGAAGGCGGTGGAAGCCGGCGACAAGACCCGCATGGACAGGATCGCGGCTGAAAAGCAGAAGTTGCGCGACATTACCGCTTCGCCTGCACTGGCTGCGGCGAAGACGCCGGATGATCTGAAGGCAATTACCGTCTGATGCAGAACTGGTTGTCGGGGCCCGCCGCGACGAACTGAAACTCCGTTTTCTTGACGAACTCGTTCACCGCCCGAAAGACACCATGATGCGGGTGTGCGGGGTCAGCTTCCCAATCATCTCCACATATCAGGCCATCGGGCGCGAGGATCGATGCGATCAGGTCGAGTTGCAGCACCGTGTCGTCATAGGTGTGCGACGTGTCGAGATAGGCCATGTCGAGTGGCTTCCCGGTGTAGCCCCGGCAGAAGTCTTCTAGCGTCTGCTCTACGAGTTTGACGGCAGGATAGCGGGCAACTCTGGCGCGCGTTTCCTCCATCGCCTCCTTGGTCGTCAGCGTGTTGTTGCGGGTCAGTTTCATGGAGTGAGGATGGTCGCCCCACTCGAACACCGTCGCGCCGGTCGTCCACGGATCGACAAGATAGAGGGTTTCGGGGGCAAGCACGCGGGCGATGACTTCGGAGAAGTGGCCCCGGAAAACACCGAACTCCGCGCAGGTTCCGCCGACCTTGGCGTGTTCAAGTATCCACGCACGGCGGAACGTCTTCTGGACCTCGTATAGCGGGTAGTCGTCAAGCATCGTCATCGGCCTCCATCGGTTCAGTTTCGCGCGCCGCAAGTTCGCGCTCGGCGGCGGCGAGAAGGAAGTCGGAACGGGACTCGCCCTGTCGCAAGGCAGCGTCGATCCGCGCCAGCGTTCCCTCGGGAAAGCGGGCAGGCGTTTGTTCGTGGTTCTTCTTCGGTCGCCCCATTCGCGCAGGGTGCATAGGGAAATCTCCGGGTCAAAGCGATTTTTTTCTGATATCGGATATTGCCAGTAAGTGATATCGGTTATACCTTGGGTATATGATATCACTTATCCTCCTTGCAAGCCTGTCGGGTGTTCAACTCCCGCCGGCGAAGTTCGACCATCCGCCACGGCAGAAGATGCACGTCCTGGAAGGGACGCACTCGGAAATTCAACGGACGTGCCGGGTGGCTTCAAAGTATCGCGGGGAGCGTGAAATCCTCGCCTGCGCCATACCGAGCAAGAAGTTCTGCATCATCATCTGGCCGAAGGGAAAGCCGCGTTCCGGCGACCTTTGGCGGCATGAGCGGGCGCACTGCAACGGGTGGAAGCACTAGACCGGCGTCCTTGTGGCGCCATGTCGCGACAAGGACAAAACTCATGCTCGATCCCACGAAGCCGATCAAGTCGCCCGGTCTGTTTGATGCCGCGGCAGCCGGTGGCCAGTCCTATGATGGCTGGAACGCAGCCAACGGCGCCGACAAGCCGATGCCGTCGATCGCGCCCGCGCAGATCAACGACAGCATGGCCGACAAGGTGACGAAGCTGACCAGCGAGGACAGCAAGCTCAACCAGATGGCCCGCACCGAGGGCCTGAAGTCTGCCAACCGTCGCGGGCTGCTCAATTCCTCCATGGCAGTCGGCGCGGCTCAGGATGCCGTCCTCAAGAACGTACTGCCCATCGCCTCGCAGGATGCTGCTCAGGACTTCGCCCGCAACCAGGATGCCCGCTCATTCGAGTATTCCATGGCCGGCCAGAACGACGCGCAGGCATTCCAGCGCGATCAGGCCAACCTCGACCGGGCACTCGAGCTACAGGTGCAGCAGAACTCGATCTCTGCCGCGGAAGCCTTGCAGATCAGGGACATCGCCTCCCGCGAGGGCATGGCGGCGGCCGACCGCGCGCTTACCCAGTCCATGCAGGGTGCCGACCGTGACCTGCAGAAGCTGATCTCAAGCTGGAACCTCGCATCGTCGGACCGCAATGCGGCGGCGCAGTTCATCTCGAACACGCAGTCGCTCTACAACTCTCAGGTACAGGCGATCGAGGCCAATACCAACCTCAGCAAGACCGACCGCGAGGCCCGCCTGCTTTCGGCCAAGAACCTGCACAACCTGCAAATGAGCCTCGTCGAGCAGATGTACGACATCGACATTACGTGGAACCCACCGGCTTCGCCGCCACCCGCGTCGGGCGGTTCGGGTAGCGGCTCGGGCTCTGGTTCGGGTAGCGGTTCGGGTTCGCAAGGCGGGGGTCGGCGCGGCCTATTCGACCGGTTTAGATAATGATCCGTAACGCGACCTTCTCCGACATTCCGGCGATCGTCAGTTTCCTCCAACTCACCTACCTGCGCACGCACTATGCCATGTCCGGTCTGGCCGAGATCGACGTGCCGGAAACCAAGCGATTGCTGATGAACGGTATCCAGCGGCATGGTGGCAAGCATGGCGGGGCTTGCTGGGTTCAGGTTTCCGACAATGGCGCGGCGATCGACGGGCTGATGCTCGGAACTCTCGCAAGGGTCTATTCGATCTTCAACCGGCTGATGGTGACGGACCTGTTCTGGGTGACATCGGAAGAGGCAGATGCAAGGGCTGCGATCGGGCTGATGCGGGGCATGCTTGACTGGGCCAAGACCTGCCCGCTGGTCATCGAGGCGCATTGCGGGACCACGGCCATCATCAACGGCGACCCGGGCAAGGCCGGCAAGATACTGGAGCACCTGGGCATGAAAACCTACGGCAATATCTATCGCATGGAGTTCGCACCATGAGCGGCATAGTCAGCGGCATCACGAAGGTCTTCACGTCGGTGGCATCCGGCGTTGCCAGCGTTGGCAAGAGCATCCTGGGCGTCGGCGCGACCCTGTTCACGGGCGGCGCGGCAAGTGGTGGCGCTCTTGGCAATGTGGTCAACAGCGTGTCGGGCGGCGGCGTGCTCGGCAACATCCTAACCGGGGCGATCAAGCAGGCTGGCATCGGGGCGCTCATTGGCGGGGCCGTGGGAGCCATGACAGGGGCGGGCTTCGGCAAGGGGGCAATGTATGGCGCGCTGGGTGGCGCGGTCACTGGTGGCCTGTCCGGGGCGGCAGGAAGCGGTCTATTCTCGGCAGCAGGGGTAACGCCGGCCGATACCGCGACCGGGATGGCCGCAACGGGCTCGACCGCAGGCTCGGCCGCGCCATCGTCAATTGCGCAGGCGCCGGGCGTCACCACGGGCGGCGGCGGCTTTGGCCAGTTCCTCAACAGCGAGGCGGGCGGCGCGATGCTCGGCGGGCTTGGCGAGGGCATCATGGGCTATACCAAGATGAAGGCCGAAGAGAAGGAGCGCCAGCGCGACCGCGACTATCTGCTCGACAAGGAAATGCGGGTGCGCGACTCCTACGATGTTTCGCCCGAGGCATTGCCTGGCGGCGGCACGATGGCAGCCTTGCCGGAGACGCAGCGGCCTTCGCCGGCCCAGAAGTACCAGCGCACGCGCTACGACTACGACGAGGCCAGCGGCCGCGTGATCCGGGTGCCTGCCTGACATGGCGACCGATGACGGCCGCGGCTCGCAGCGCGACTATGGCGGCTCGCCGGGTTCCGGTGGGGCTGGCGCCGGTCGAGGCAGTTCGCCGGGTGGACCGACGGGCGGATCTTCGTCTTCCTCGTCGGGGTCCAGCGGATCGCGCGAAGCAGGCAACGCTTCCGACCGCGGCTCTGTCAGCGGCTATTCCGGCTCTTCGGGCTCGTCCGGCGGGCGCGATACGGGCGGGGCAGGTCCTGGCCGTGGTTCTTCCATGGGCGGCCCGTCGATCAGCGGCGGCGGCTCGATCGGCAGCAGCGGGTCTCGCGAGGCAGGTATCGCCGCGGATCGCAATTCCGTGTCGGGATATTCCGGTAGTGGCGGCTCGATCACCGCTGCGGGAAGCCGCGCGGCTGGTGTAGCGGCAGACCGCAACTCCGTCTCCGGCTATTCGGGTAGCGGGCTTTATTCCTCTGCCGGCCAGACGCCATCGTTCCGCGAGGCCGAGATCGCCTCCATGGCGGCCTATGACCGCTATCGCACGACCGATCTCGCAGCGCAGCACCGCGCCAGCGAAAACAAGAGCATGTCCGACTATGCTCTGGAGAAGACGCTATCGACCATCCGATCGGCGGAAGCCGGCGTAACGAACCCCTACGACCGGCTGGTCGGCGGCGGGCCCGTGGACTATGCCGACCTGCGCAACATGACCGTCGCCGAGGTCATGGAATATCAGAAGTCCATGCTCGCCAACGGGCACAAGTCCACAGCCATCGGCGCCTACCAGACCACCAAGACGACGCTCGGCGAGATGGTCGCGGAGCTCGGCATTCCGCTCGACGCGAAGTTCGACGAAGCAACCCAGGACCAGATTGCCAAGGGCCTTCTTGATCGGCGAGCATCGCAGTCGATCGTGGATGGCGCGCTCGATGTGGACCGGCTGGCAAACTCGCTGGCAAAGGAATGGGCCTCGTTCCAGACCAGCGACGGCAGGGGCTACTACGACGGCGACGGTCTCAACCATGCATCGGTCTCCCACGATGTTGTCCGCGACCTCGCCGACGGTCTTGCCGCCTATGGCATCGTCGGGCCGGGCGAGCGCACCTCAACCCCTCCCTCGCAAGTCGCCAACAATGGCGCCTTCCCCAATACGACGACGGCCGTCCCAACGACCCGCGCATCGTTCGGCTCAAAATATCTCGGCGACGGGCTGGTCGAGAAGGCAGGGTTCTTCCCCAATGACATCGGCGCCGTGCCGACCTCGCGGCCGTCGCCTGTCGCATCCGCCTTCACGGGCAGGCCCGATGTTCCGGTAGGATCGCTGCCTGCCGCCCGCATGGGCACAACCGTTGCAGGCCGGCCAGACGTTCCCGTTGGCTCTCTCCCGGCGGCCCGAGCAGCAACGACCATTGCCGGGCGTCCTGACGTGCCTGTAGGCGCGCTGCCGGCCGCGAGGGACATTCCGGCCTCCAACTTCCCCGCGCGCCCTGCCGGGCCTGCCACGGGGCTTCCTGCCGCTCGCTTCGAGGACAAGTACCTGGCGCCGCAGCGGCCCGACAACATGGCCTTTGGTGGACCGCAGGGCAATTTCAGTGTGGATCGTCCCGCGCCGCTTGATGCCGCACCCGTCGGCGCCGTGGAGCGTGGCCCGTCGCTTGCCGCACCTTCGCCGTCCCGGCCCGACAATTTCGCGGCATCCGGGCCGAAAGGCGGCTTCTCCGTTCCGGCAATGGATCGCTCTGTCTCTCCCGCCACCCCGGGCGAGCTCGGCGGCATCGCCATGTCGAACCCGACCGGGCTTGGCGGACCTGGTGGCCTCTATGTTGGCGGCCAGCCGGCGCCGCAGGATGATCGCATCGCCAAGGGCAGGGCCGACGAAACCGCCTATTCGGCGTTCGAGGCGAACCGGGCGGCCGGCTTCTCGCAGATCGCGGATCGTCCGAAGTCCACCTCGCAGCAGATCGGCGAGGGCCTGTTCGGCGACGAAGACACCTATGTCGACGACGAGACGGTGCCGATCGCGGACCTGCCGGAGCATCCGTCCGCACCGCGTCCGTCCGCACCTGTCGGCCCTGCCGCCACCCCGGCCAAGAAGGAAGACGACGACTCCATCGCCGAAGTCGTGGTTGCCGGCGGGCTGGACATTCTGGGCGGCATGGTCCCGGTGTTCGGAACAGGTCTCAGCGTGGTCAATGCGGGCCTTGCCATCACCGGCAACAAGACCGTTGGCCAGAGGATCGCGGACTACATTTTCGACGGCGACAACCAGTACCAGCCGGGGCAGGGCACACAGCGCACCGAGCGCGGCGACGGCACAGCGTCCGAATGGTTCAAGAGCGAGAGGTTCGCCAAGAAATACCTGCGCGCCGAGCCGGAAGAGCCGGAGACGCAGGTCGGATCAGGCTGGGTGGAAACGACCGGGCGGCCGACGCCGAAGCAACGCTACATCGACAACCGGGACAACTACGCCGGCTAGTTCTTGGTGGGGAAGCAGGCGCCTTCGTCGATGTCGCGGCATGTGATCTTCGCGTAGTCGACGGGAACCTTGTTCATGGAAGCACTGACCGCATCGCCTTCACCGAACGAGACCCGAAGGCCGTTGGCGTAGCCGTACTGCGCGCCGGATGCATTGCCACACTGGAAGTCGGCCGCGGTGCTTTCGCAGGCATCCCCGATGCAGATTTCAGCGCGCGGCGCTGCGGTCTTCAGGGAGCCGTCGGTGAAATTGGAGCACCCCGCCCAGGCGGGCGCGGTCATCAAGGCAAAAGCGGCGGCGGCAATAAGCCTGAACATCGAAACCTCCATCGATCCCAACAGAGATCGTGCTGAATTTTGGCCGCGTCAAGGCAGATGAAGGAATATCCCATGGAAGAACCATCCGCTCCGATGCCAGAAGGCAAGCCGATGCCGGCCGAAGCCGGGCCCGAAAAGGCCCCTGCAATGGGCGAGGAACAGCAGGCCAGCCCCGAGGAACAGGCTCAGTACGAGCACTTCATCGCCAAGGGCTACGAGATCATCTACGACCAGAAGATGCTGCCCAAGATCATCGCCATGCTCGAGGGCGGCGGCGATCCGGTGGAAGGACTGGCCCGGGCGGCTTCGCTGGTCGTTGGCCGGCTGATCGATCTGGCAACCAAGGCCGGCGACAAACTGCCGGGCGATGTCCTGCTGCACGCCGGAACCGCGGTGTTCGAGGATCTGGCGAACCTCTCCCGGGTCGCCAAGATCAAGGACTTCTCCACCGACCAGGATGCGTTCGAGGCGGCCTATTTCAAGGCGCTCGACATGCTTCGCCAGCGGTTGCAGGAGAGCGGCGGGATCGACCAGGCGGCGGCGGCGGCCGATCTCGACAAGCTGCAGCAGATGGATCAGGCCGGCGAACTCGAAGCCATGTTCCGCAACCTTGCTCAGAAGGACGAGCAGGAGAGCGCCCCTCAGGACATGGGCGCGGAGCAGGCCGAGGCCCCGCGCGGTCTCATGCAGGAGGCGAACTGACATGGCTGGTTTCGGGATGATCCTTGGCGGCGCGGTCAAGGGGTATGGCGAGGGCGTGCTTGCCGAGGCGCAGGCCAAGCGCAAGGCGGCGCTCGATGCCATCGAAGCGGAGCGGCAGGATCGCCGCATTGCCGAGGATCGCGAGTTCCGCAGCCGCGAGGCCGAGATCGGCCGCACCGCGCAGTCCGAGGAAAACGAGAAGCAGCGCCAGTTCTCTGCCGGCGAGAACGAGAAGAACCGCTCCACGCAGGGCACCTACAGCACGACGGATGATGGATCGTCGGTCTTCGTGCAGGGTGACAAGGCCAAGCCTGTGACCGGCGAGGATGGCAAGCCGGTGAAGATGGCGACGTCGAAGGATGCCAAGCCAGCCGAGATCGCGACCGCCGAATGGCTGGTGCAGCAGGGCGTGGCCGGCGATGTCAAGGAAGCCTGGGCGATGGTCCGGTCTTCCCGCACCGACCCGGAGAAGTCGCGCGCCGGCATTTACAAGGAATGGCTCCGAACGCTGAAGCCCGAGTTCGGCAACGTCAAGGACCCTGCCAAGTTGCAGGAAGAGGCAACGCGGATGACCGAACAGACGATGCGGATGCTGGAGCAGGCGGATGCGCCGGCCGGCGACAAGCCCGCTCCCGGCAAGCGCCCCGCTGGTGTATCCGACGATGCGGTCATCAAGCAGGCGCAGGACGCTATCGCTGCCGGCGCCGACAAGGCCGCAGTGCGTACCCGGCTCATGGAAATGGGCATCGATCCCGCGGCGGCCGGCCTGTAGATGGACAACCTCTTTGGCGACCTGATCCCTGCTGCCCCGGCGGGCGGCGGGCTTTTTGACGACCTCGTTCCGAAGGCCAAGGAGCGCGCCACGGCGGGCCAGGCGTTTGGTCGCGGCGTCGATCAGGCCCAGGGCATGCTCTATGGCGGTGTGGAAGCCATCGGCGAGGCCGTTGGTTCAGAGACCATCACCGACTTCGGCCGTGAAGGGCGCGAGCGCAATGCCGAGGAAGCCGCTGCCTATCCAGAGCAGCAGTCAGCATTCGGCATTCGCAGCGCAGGCGATGCCGGCCAGTGGGCGAAGGAGACCTTTGCCGGCCAGGCCCCGATGCTGGCCGCACCTCTTGCCGGTGCCGTGGCCGGTGGCGCGATCGGTTCGGTCGTCCCTGTCGTCGGCACGACCATCGGCGCGCTGATCGGCGCGGCCATCCCGTCGTTCCTCATGGGTTCAGGCGAAATTCAGGGGGCGATCAAGGAAAAGGACCCGGATGCGTCCGCTCCCGGCTATGCGCTGGGCGGTGGTGCTGCGGTTGCTGCCCTCGATACCGTTCTCCCCGGCAAGATCGGCACGCGGCTTCTGAAGGCTGCTGGCCTCGATATTGCAGAGCAGGTCGCCAAGAAAGTGCTGCTGACCCGTGTCGGAACGGAGATCGGCAAGGGTGCAGCGACGGAAGGCGTGACGGAAGCCATCCAGTCGGTCATTACCGAGGCGACGGCAGCACAGGCTACCGGGCAGGAACTATCGCCCGACTGGTGGCAGCAGGCAATCGAGGAAGGTCTGGCCGGCGCATTGATCGGCGGATCGGTGCAGGGCGCGACCGGCATCCCGACGCCGAAGGAAAAGGCGCTTGGTGTAGATGCCGAGACTGGCCTTCCCGAGGGTGCTGCCCCGGCAGACACTCTATTCGGCGCAGAGCCGGGCACAGAGGCGGCGCCAGCGCGCGAAACGCCGTCGCCCCTTGATCGTGTCGTCCCCGAGCTAAAAGACGCTCCACGGCCCGCCAATGAGCCGATGCCGGTGGCTCCCGATCTCGACCGGGCAGACAGCCCGCGCCTGACCGAAGCGGATCGCGCCTCCCCCTTGCCAAACGACCTGATCGACGATGGCAAGAGGATCATGGCCGAGGCGACCGGAGAGCCTTCGGTCGACGATGGTTCGATGCTGCGGGCCGCGCAGGAAGCCTATCCGGCACAGGAGATGCCGACGGCTCCCGATCTGGACCGCCGCGCGCCGGCCGGTGCGGAACTCTCCATTGCGCCCGATCTGGATACCGGCGTCTTTGCCGACCTGGTTCCGGCTTCCAAGGGTGAATGGCAGCAGTTCGGCCCGGAGACCGGTACGCTCAACATTCCCCGTTCCGAAATGCCACAGATCAAGGCCGAGCATCGCGGCGCCATGGTCAACTTCCTCGAAGCCAAGGGCATCGGCCATCGCGAAGAGACTGTTGCAGCCGGTGACCTGAAGCCGACGCAGGCCGAGTTTTCGCGGTCCAAAGTCAACAAGGCCAAGGGTTTCGAGGGTGGTGACCGCTCCATCCTGGTATCCAGCGACGGCCATGTTCTCGACGGGCATCACCAGTGGCTTGCCGCGCGCGAAGCCGGAGAGCCGGTCAAGATCATGCGGCTCGATGCTCCCATTGCGGACCTCCTGCCGCTGGCGCATGAGTTCCCGAGCTCGAAACTGTCCGTCGGCAAGACCAAGCGCGACACCGCGCCCCGCGACATCGTGCAATTCCTCGCCGCACAGGGCGGCATCCGCGACCATCGCGGCGAACTGAAGTCCGCAGGGGCCGCCAAGCATTTCGTGCCGGGTGTTGGCCGTCTGGTCCGCGACATCGGCATGGATCTGGACAAGGCCCGAGAAGCAGCGGAAGAGGCCGGCTATCTCGGACAGGCGGGCGAGTACCAGACCTCGACCGTTGCCGACCTGCTCAATGCCATCGACAGCACCTTGCGGGGCGAGCGGGTCTATTCCCGTGCGGATGCCGGCAGGGCAGAGGATCGACGGGCCTTGAACCAGCTTCAGGGCGGCGACAGCCGGCAGGTGGCCGTTCGCGAAGAACTCGAGGCCATCCTGAAGGAAGTCGGCGGCCGGCTGCTGCCCGGCGAGATCGACGAGGCTATGATCCTGATCACGCAGGAAGGGGCATGGCCCGAGGAAGCAATTGCCGAGGTGATGGAGCGCGGCGCTCTTGCCTTTGAGGCGGAAACCCACGACAATGCAGGCCAAGGAGAAGCCCGTTATGACGTCCCGTTTGACACCGGAGCAGAGGACCGCGCTGGCGCACAAGCTGCTTATCCGGTCGGCAACCGGGAAGGGCCTGAGCAAAGAGCAGAAGCAGGAAGCCCGTCGCCACGCCGGGAACCTGGAGGCGGCGAACAAGCTCGAGCAGCGGATGCAAAACCGCAAGAAGCTGAACTAGCTACCGAGCGCGGTGCCGAAGGCAAGCCGCAGGCCGTCATCCCCGGGGCAGAGCGCGCGTCTGACGCCACCATGGCGCAGCGCAAGGCTGATGCCCCTCTCAAGGCCAAGGTAGAGCAGAAGGACGTCGGCGGGCTGTTTGGGGACGACTCCAAGCAGACCGACCTGATGGACCTGCCGGGCGCGAGGGGCGAGCCGAAATTCTCCCGCCGCGCGATCACGGACACCGACGCCTTCAAGCGTTGGTTCGGATCGTCAAAGGTCGTCGACGAGAACGGCGAGCCGATGGTCGTGTACCATGGGACGCAAGAGAAGATCAAAGCATTCACTGGCAAGCGCGAAGTCTGGCTTGGCGGCTCGGATGACAATGTGGTGGATGCAGAGGTCGCCTTCTTCACAGATAACCGATCAACAGCCCGCTCTTACGGGAAGAACACGACGCCATCATACCTCTCGCTCCAGAACCCGCTGATCGTCGATGCGGGCGGGGCCAACTACTCAGGGTTTGTGCCAGCCGCTTATATCGGAGAGGCGCTAGCGGGCGGCTATGACGGCGTCATCGTCGAGAACATGCGCGACGACGCGTCGTCAGGCGGTGAGCAGGCGACTGTCTACATCACCGCGAAGGCCACGCAGATCAAGTCCGCCACCGGCAACCGTGGCACGTTCGATCCGGCTGACCCGAGGATCAATTTCGCACGCCGCCAAGGCGCTGCCATTGACGAGCAGATCGTCGGCGGCACGGTCCAGTACCGTCTAAGCCCGGAGTTCGTCGACAAGGCGGAAAGCGTTCGCAAGGCGCTGCGCCAGAAGCTCGACGCCATGGGCCTGCCGGGGATCGGTCTTCGCGTCTGGGAATCGATGCGCGCCGCCATGGACGGGCAGACCTTCATCGTCGACGGCCAGTATCTGCGCGGGATGATCGACGTGGCGTTCGACTATTCCGACCCGGAGTCCACGGTCGACCACGAAGCGATCCACGCCATGAGCGCGCTCGGACTGTTCTCGGACAATGAATGGGCGATCCTGTCGCGCAAGTCCAAGAAGGAATGGATCGGCAAATACGACATCGCCCGGAATTATGGCATGTTCCCCGAGGACGTGCAGATCGAGGAAGGCATCGCTCACGCCTATGCCGACTGGGCCACAGGTGGCCGGATGGATGGCGTCATTGCCGCCTCTTTCAAGAAGATCAAGGCGCTGCTGAAGGGACTTTACCAGGCGCTCACCGGGGCCGGGTTCTCGACGGTCGAGGACATCTTTGCCGAGGTGGCATCGGGCAAGATAGGTAACCGCACGGTAGACTCGCAGGGGCGCGGCAAGCCGAAGTTCTCGTCGCGGCCAGAGACCGAAGTGGTCGATACCGTCGACGGTCCGCGCGAGCAGTTGGTCATCCCCGGCGCCGAACGCATCCGCGACAAGGACCTCGCCGAGCGCAAGATGGAAGGCCGCAAGGGTTCTGACAAGGCGCAGAAGTCCGTCGGCGACCTGCCGCTGTTCTCCGACGAGAAGGACCAGTTGTCGCTGTTCCAGTCCGTCTGGCACGGTACGCCACATGAGTTCGACAAGTTCATGCTGGACAAGATCGGCACGGGCGAGGGCAATCAGTCGTTCGGCTGGGGACTGTACTTCGCATCGAAGAAGGAGATCGCGGAGCATTATCGCAAGACACTCTCCAACTCCAGTGTGGTCTATCCAGACGGCACACAGCAGAAGGTCGAGACCGTCGGCGAGATAGATGCACTCGTCGAGAAGTTCCCGGCAGAGGCCGAGCGCCTTGGCCTAGACAGCGGCATCGAGAACCGCGACGTGCGCAAGCTCATGTTTTCGAGCACCATTGCTGATGTCGCCACGTCAGGCTTTGTCGAGACCGATTGGAGCGAGGGCGCGGACATCATCGAGGCTGCTCGCCGCTATCTTGAAAAGAAGCGCCACGAAGCCCCCGATCACCTTGAGGCCACCTATGTTCCCCGCGCCACGGCGATCGAAGTTGGCAAGGTCTACCAGCGGGCGATTGACCTCATTGACAAGATGAAGGACGCGGGCCTGAGTTCGGTCAAGGGCAAGCTCTACCAGGCCGACATCCCCAACGACAGCGAACTACTGGTCTGGGATAAGGAACTCGCTGACCACCCTGCGGACATGCAAGAAAAGGTTGTCGAGGCGTTCCAGAGCTTTATCCCTGGCTTCCGCCCTGATCGCGAACGGTCCGTCATGTCAATTATCACAGACCTGACACTAGCGGCCGGCCAAGCTGGCTTTTCCGGGGATAGCGCAAGGCGGGCCGCCTCAGAAGCCCTGCGCGCGGCCGGCATCCCAGGCCACAGGTATCTGGACAACACGTCCCGCGCGGCTGGTGACGGCTCCTACAACTACGTCATCTACGACGAGAACGCGATCAGGATCGAAGCCCGCTTCAAGATCACGTCACAGTCGGTCGCCAAGGTTCGCAAGGCTGCGTCTGGCGCGCTCGGTCGCCGCATCATGTCGGCCATCAAGCGCGGCAAGCCTGACCCGGAGACGGTCGGTGAATACTCGCACCGCAAGATGATCGACTATCTGCACCCGCTGCGCGTGATGACGGAGAGCGTCGGCGCCAACCTGCACGATGCGATGAACGCCTATCTGCAGGCACGCCTCGCAGACGACGCCACGGTATCCCGCATCCAGCAGATGCACGACACATTCGTCACGCCCATGGTGGATGCGCTGGCGCGGTCAGGCGCCTCGCTGGAAGACCTGCACGACTATCTCTATGCCCGCCATGCCCCGGAGCGGAATCGCGTCGTCGGGCTGCGCAATGAGCCTGGCAGCGATCTCCACAACGCGGTGACTGATCATGACGTGAAGGGCGCTTCCGGCTGGTCGACGAACGAGGCCAAGAAGGTCCTTGCCCGTCTGCGCACAGATCCAGAGAAGTTTGCCGGCATTCAGGAAGCTGCTCGGCATATGCGGGCCATGCTCGACGCCAACCTTTTGGAGCAGAAGCAGGCCGGGCTCATCTCCGACGAAAGCTATGATCTGCTCACGAAGCAGTGGCTGAACTACGTGCCCCTTCGCAGCAACGATGCCGTAGACGACAATGGCGATTTCTCGCCCGGCCGTGGACGCGGGTTCGATGTCCGAGGCGACGAGTTCCAGGCTGCCACGGGACGTTTCTCTGAAGCCGAGAATATCCCCGCATGGGGCATCACCCTTGGCGAGCGGACGCACTTGCGGTCCGAGCACAACAACGTCGGCAAGGCAGTCCTGCGCTTCCTCTCGCGATACGATCCAAAGGGCGAGAAGATCGCCCGCGTCTATTGGTCCGGCGAGGTGCCGTTCGGGAACATCGAGAAAGCGCCGGAAGTAAAGCGCCGGGTCATCAATGCCGAGGGCGTGGCAGTCGACAAGGTTGTGCCGCCGTCGACGATCTCGCCCACCATGTTCGCCGTCAAGGATGGCGGGCGCGTCTACTATGTGGAGTTTGCCGACGAGAAAGTCGGGGCCGCGCTCAAGAACATGGGCGTCATGCACCTTGACGTCGTGTCGAGGCTGGCCCGCAAGTGGACGGGCTTCCAATCCCTGATCAACACCAGGGCGAACCCGGCGTTCGTGCCGATCAATATCATTCGTGACGCGGCAACCGGCGGCATCCATCTTCTCGACGAGGGGTTCACTGCCGCCGAAGCAACCAAGATCGTGGCGTCCATCCCGAAGGCGTGGGGCGCGCTGTGGCGCAATGCGCGCGGCCGACCGGGATCAGGCAAGGTCGACGCGGCCCTGAAGGAATACATCGCTGCCGGCGGCAAAATATCATTCGAGCCGCACAAGACGCTCGAGGATACGGTCAACGAACTGCGCGGGCATATGCGCGATGCGATGAACGGAAAGTCGAAGCCGAAGGCGGCATGGCAGGCTTTCGTCAAGTTCGTCGGGGATCTGAACGACGCTGGCGAAAACGGCATGCGCCTGGCGGCCTATATGGCAGCGCGCTCAAAAGGGCGTAGCGTCAAGCAGGCAGCGTTCCTTGGCCGTGATCTGACGGTCGACTTCAAGAAGCACGGCGAAGTCGGCCCCTTCATGAACTCTTGGTTCGTGTTCTTCAACGCGAGCATCCAGGGCAACTACAATATCGGTGCGCGCCTGCTGAAGTCCAAGAAGGTGCGCCGTGCCGCGTTCATGATCGCAGCCAGTGGCGTTCTCCTTGACCTCTGGAATCGCACCGTTGCGGGTGGCGACGATGACGATGACGAGAACTACTATGTGAAGATGCTGCGCAACGAGCCTTGGAAGTTCGAGCGCCAGATGGTCATCTTCTACGGGAGCGGCGAGGGCGACTATTTCTCGATCCCGCTGCCCTATGGCTACAACGCCATGCACCATATGGGCTTGCAGGCGAGCGCCGCGGCGTTTGGCGATGTCGACCCGCTAGAGGCCATCATAAAGACCGTTCGGGTGACTTTCGATGCCTTCAACCCTATCGGGTCAGGAGGTCATTGGCTCAATATCTTCCTGCCGACAGTCTTTGACCCTGCGATCGAGATCGCAACCAACCAATCGTTTACCGGCGCGCCTATCAGCCCGACCCGCTATCCTGGGGACCACTCGCCCGACTCGCAGAAGCATTTCGCGGCAACGCCCGATGCGTTCCAGAAGACGGCCGAGTTCTTCAATTGGGCGACGGGCGGCAATGAGATTGAGCCCGGCGCCGTCGACGTTTCGCCGGACACCATCGAGCATCTTTGGGGATACGTGGTCGGCGGCATTGGCCGGTTCTTTGGCCAGACTGTAGACGTGGCCGGGAAGGTTGCGACGGGCAGGACCGACGAGCTCGAGTGGGAGCACATTCCGATCGTCAAGTCGTTCCGTGGCAAATACGACGACGACGCTCGCCGTGCAGAATACTACCGCCTACGCGAAGAAGTGCAGACGGCAAGGGAATATTACGTCGACTATCTGGAGTCTGGAAACGAGGAAGCCGCGGAGGACTTCAAGTCGCGATACCCGATAGAGGTCGAGGCGATTGGTGTGTTCGACGGTGCGGAGAAGCAACTGCGCCGCGCACGAAAGGCGAAGCGCGCCATTGAACTGGATAAGAGCCTGTCTCGCGCCGAGAAGGACGAGAAGCTGAAGCCCATTCAGGAGATCGAGATGGAGATCATGAACTCTGCGCGGGCGCTGTACGCGGGGATCAGGAGGGAGCAGTCGGGGCGGAACGACTAGCTATTCCAACCAACCCCATTTCACACGATCCCGAATGCTTCGGATGGTCCGCCGGCTTACCCCGAACTGCGCAGCGATCATTGTTTGAGTTGTCGTTCCGAGCAGGGTTCTGATCATCCTGACGTCTGCTTCTGATAGCTTTGCACCACCGTTGCGAGTCCCGCGATTGACGGTCCCATGATCGTTTTTGTCCGCCATGTTTTCTGCACGGGTAGCCCATCTAACGTGCGACCTAGCCACGCAACCATGCTGACCTCCATTGCAGCGGTGTGCAGTATCGTAGTCCGGCGCGGGCGGTGGCCCGTGCTGTTCCTCGCAGGCCAATCGAGCAACGAGTTGGTTGCGGCCGTCTAGCAACAGGTGGGCGTAACCGGCACTGTTCCTGGCATACGGCCAGATCAGGCATTCATCGCCTTGGTAGGCGAGCACGACGTCTTTCAAATATCGCTGAGGTTCGCCGTTGAAGGTCCCACCGCCGAGCGGGTCCCCATAGAACTGCCATCGCTGATAGTGGGCTGAACACCAGCCGCGCTTGATTGCCAACTTGCTGCAATTCGGAATCGAGCATATTCGGGGAGTAGCCATTTCAGCCTCTCGACAGGTTGTTTTGGTCAGAGCCCGTCGCGGTGGTGAGACACCCGGCGGGTTCGCTGTTTCTAGCACATCTGTTGCGAGAAAAGAAGCAGTGCGGCGCCGACCGCGAGTAGCCACAAGGGCAGCCCGAGCAAGGGCAGGAAGCTCATCGGCAGAGAACTATTCCATCAACATCGGAAGGACAAGACCATGATCCCAGCGGACTGGATGCCGCAGGCAAAGATTTCGCGCGTCGTCCTGCATTGGACGGCAGGTAGCCACAAGGCTTCGGACTTCGACCGCCAGCACTATCATGTCCTGATCGAGGGCGACGGCAAGGTTGTGAAGGGTTTCCCGTCGATCGCAGCCAACAGCCTTCCGCGCGTTCGGCCGGGCTATGCGGCCCATACCAGGTCGTGCAATTCCGGTTCGATCGGCGTGTCGCTGTGCTGCATGGCGAACGCGGTGGAGCGGCCCTTCAATGCCGGCAAGTACCCGCTCACCAAGTCGCAGTGGGCGGAAGCCTCAAGCGTGGTCGCCGCGCTGTGCAAGCACTATGGCATCAAGGTCACGCCCGAGACGGTGCTGTCTCATGCCGAGGTGCAGGGCAACCTTGGGATAGCCCAAAAAGGCAAGTGGGATATAGCTGTCCTGCCGTTCGATCCGATGACCTACAACACGGCCGGGAAGGTCGGTGACAGGTTCCGGGCAGAGGTGGCAGCCAAGATGGCCGGCAAACCCGCCCAGGCTGCAAAGCCCGCGCCCGCGCCCGTAGCGCCGCCGCCAGCGCCCGATCCGGCTCCTGCCCCTGTTCCGCAGCCTCCGGCACAGAAACCCGCGCCTACGCCCGCCCCTGTGGCGAAGAAGAAGCCTGCGCTTCTGGTGACAATCGGCGGGGCCATCGCGGCCGTCGCGATCTACTGGTGGCAGAGCATCACCGAATGGGTATCGAGCATTTTCTAAGGAGCAACGACCATGTGGAAGCGCATCAAGAAATTCTTCGCCGACAGTGAGACGATCTTCTGGGCCCGCGCTCAGGCGGCACTCGGCATCATTGCCGGCATCGTGACCTACGTCGACCCGCAGGTTCTGGCGCCGATCATTCCCGGCGACTGGTTCCCGGCGTTCCTCGTCGTCAACGGTGTGCTGACTGAGTACCTGCGCCGCCGCCGAGAGGATGACCTGTGATGGCCGATGTTAAGACGGAACCGGTCGTGGCAACGCTTTGCGAAGACATTGATGAAGTGCGAGGCAAAGCCGGTGCGTTCGAGTTCTACCAGGAAGGCGAACGCTATCCAGCCGGGATGATCTACTGCTGCCCATGCGGCTGCGGCGCTACCGGGAGCTTATCATTCCGCCCACACGCTTCCCCGGCGTGGGAATGGAATGGTGACCGCGAGAAGCCGACGCTCAAACCTTCTGTCCACCATGTCGGCCACTGGCACGGCTGGCTCACGGACGGCGTCTGGAGGTCCTGCTGATGGAGTTCCTTCTCGGCAAGACAGGGCTGCTCGCCGCCGCGGCGACGGCCATCATCACCGGCCTGATCTGGCTCACTCACACGATGAAGAAGGCCGGCCGCGACGCATACAAGGCAAAGGAGCTCGATGCCTATGAAAAGCACATCAACGATATTGCTCGTTCTGCTGCCGCTCGCCCTCGCGGCGGGGTGTCAGACGATCCCTACAACCGCGACAACCGGAAGTAAGCCGGAATGCCTGATCTGGCTGCCGCAGGACTTTTCGGCGTCGGAAGACAGCAAGGAAACCGTCGACGGCATTCGCGCGAAAAACGCGGTGCGTGACGCATACTGCAGGAGCGCAAAATGAACGTTGTCGCATTCCCCTTCGACGCCGCCATGCTGATCGGCGCGATACTGATTTTCTTCGCTGGCGCGGTCGTCGGCGGGCTGTTCGTCAAGGCAATGAAGTAAGCGGGCCGGACGGTTGTTGACGCAGCCGCCCGACCCTGACCACGGACGATCGACGGGATCGCCTACGGCTGCGCAGTGCATAGCCCGCCAATGGTTCCCTAATTCTTACACGACAGGAAGAGGCAGGGCGCCATGATATTCGGACATGACCTGGGGTTCTGGATCGCGGTCGGTGCCGCGGTCATCCTGAAACTCTTCACGTCTCCCTACCACTCGTTCTTCCGCGCGCTGATGACCATCTTCTCCGCGCTGTTCTTCGCGGTGTTATTCACAGGGCCTGTGGTCGACTGGCTCGGCCTTGACGCACACACCTATGAACGGGCGATTGCCGGATTGCTGGCTCTGACCGGCGAGGGGTTCATGCGCATGGTGATCAACCTGACGTCCGACAGCGGGAAGCTGGCCGACTTCATCAACCGGATATGGAGGGGCAGCAAGTGACGTGGTGGCGGCAAACGTTCTCGAGCAAGGATCGCGGCTGGTTCTGGCTGGTGTTTCTCGGCTGGACGAGTATGGCGGCGCTGGCATTCTTCCCGGCCTCGTTCTGGTTCGAGGTCGAGCGGGTGCATGTGTTCGACACGCGCGACGGCAGATCCCCGGCCATGTATGTCGATCGCACCATCCGCCGGCCCTTCGTGGCCCGCTGGCTGGTCACGGTCATGCGCGAGGGGAGGGACGGTTTCTTCTCGACTTACTGCCCGCCGGCGCCGGGCCGCAACGATTACCGGCCGGGCAGCGGCCTTCCCGATGAACTCGATCTCGAATGGTGGATTGCACCTGCGAAGTGCGCTCTTATCCCCGGCCGCTACCAGGTGCGAACCGTCTGGACGATGGAGTTCCCCGGCATCATGCCTGAAAAGCAGGTCCGCGCCACATCGAACATCTTCACCGTGAACTGATCATCCCCACCGATTCCAGTCAGCCCCGTGGCCTTCGGGCTGCGGGGTCTTTTTGCGTTTCGAGCGGGATTCTGGTATGTAAATGGTTCGCGTCGGGTAGCGCCCGGCAACCCACCGGAAGAACGGTGGACGCCCACAGTCGGCAAAGGGGCGGGCCAGTAATCGCGGATCAGAATGTCGCGGTGAATGCCCGCCCAAGCCACTTCCACCCCTCCACAGCCCCTACTACGACAGACAGCGCACCGGAGGATGAAGCGGGAGCGGGTCATTTCAGAAGAACGGTCTTTTCGCAACTGGGGCACTTGATGGCGGCGTGCGGTTCCGGTGTATCGCCACCATAGTTCGCGCCGCGATATACCGTTATCACCTCGTTGGGCATATAGCGCAGAACGCTGCCACACTCGCCGCATGTGACCTTCTTGCCCTTGCCCTGTTCGACAATCTCAACCATCTTCACTCCTCTTGCGGATAGCTATGTACTGAGAGCGGCGGGATCGAGGGTCCAATACTTGATAAGGTCGTCAACAAGAACCCAGCCGCCGCCAGCGAAATATGCTGTTGGCATGTTCGGGAAAGCCCCGCCGCCTACGCCTAGCGGGTCATTATCACTAAAGCCCTCGATTGAGGCGATTCTCCCGTCTGCTTTGGACACAACGTTGAACGGCGCGGCTAGTCCAGCCTTCAACGCTGCTGCAAGGTTCAGTTCTGGTGTCTCGCTCATTTCAAAGTCCTCTCTGGTTTAACGGGGAGGGGAGAATGCCCTGCTCCGTCATCCTGCGGAAAATGACCTCCAGAGCCAACAGGATATCGGCGGGCTGGTCGAACTGATCGCTCACGACCTGGCGGTCTATGCCGTCCAGTTTAAGGCGAGCCATATCGTGGTCGCTAAGCACTATGGTGACGGTCAGGTTCTCGCCGTAATCGGATCTACAGAGTCTGATAGAGGTCTCGCTCATTCACCGTCTCCTAGAACATGCCGGGAAGGGATTACGAATCCGCCAGCAAGATATACCCGCATTGAAGGGTGTGCTTTCCGGTCGGCGGCGTGAACTCCATACGGTAGAGTTCTTCCGCTAGGTCCATCTGCCCGATGGAGTGGGCGCGTCGTCTTGCCTCTGGCACATCGTTGGCGATTATCCAGCCGGCAGGTTCGCCTCCCGATAGTTTCAAGATGCAGATCATTGTGGTTCTCCTTTGGAACGCTCGGTGAACAGACTGGTGCAGCAGTGGGCCACTCGTGGTGACGTGTTCCCGCAAGGTTCTGCATCGATCTGCGCCAAACTGCAATTTAGCCTGTTGACGAAAGCCCGGAAATCAAGGAAACACCGCGCATTGCTGCGGTAGCTCAGTGGTAGAGCACTCCCTTGGTAAGGGCGTTCCCTTTTCATCTAAGCCTCTATTTTCATTAGCAGATTTGAGACTTCCTGTCCACTGTGGTGCGCTAGTGGGCCAGTCAGGCGATTTGTGATGGTCCGGTCCCGCATGGCGTGGCCATAGGTGTCCACCACCAACTGCGCACTCTCCCAACCTCCCAACCATGCGACCGTTACAGGGTCGATCCCTGCCCGCAGCAGCCCGGTCGCAAAGCCGTGGCGCAGGCAGTGCGGTGTCAGCTTGCGGATGCCCGCGCGCTTGATCGATGCGCTCCAGGCTGACTTGACGCCGTGGCGGCTGCTGTAGCCGAACACCGGCCCGCTGCGGTCGGTCGCTAGGTTCGCCAGCGCGACAATGAGGGACGGCGGCAGGTTCGACACATGGTCGTTGCCGTTCTTGCCCTTGCGCAGCAGTGCCTCGGCGCGGTTGAAATCGACATCATCCCAAAGCAAGCTTGTGATCTGGGAAATGCGGGCGCCCGTCAGATAGCCGAACATGACCAGTGCCGCGAGGTTGGCGGGTGCGTGTTCCATGAAGCTCTGCACCCACGGCCAGTCTGCCTCGTCGCGCGCCTTCTTGGGGACGGAGAAGCGGTCAACCTTCGTCAGCGGCGGGCATAGGTCGAGGCTGGCGGCGTGGTTGATGACTGCCACGGTCGGCGTGATGAACTGCCGATTCCGAGTGGCCGGTCCTGCCTTCGGATAGCACCTGATCGCAGCCATGCGGATTGCGCCTGCCGTGATGTCCCGCACGATAGTGTTCCTCCAATGCTTCAGAGGGATTTCCAGGAAGCGGCTTGACTTGTCTGCATCCATGTAGAGCAGGGCCGCGTCTCCGAAGCTCAGGACGGCTTCCGGGCCATCAAGGTGACGTTTGAACTCGCGGGCCTCCGCGCGGTTTGCGATGCGCTCTGCGGTTTGTTTGTCAGCCGTGCGAGTGCTTTCGTGAAGCCGTCTGCCGGCAACCGTACCGCGATACCACCAGACCTCTCCGCGCTGATAGAGTTTGAGCGGCATGGTTCGGGTTCCTCCAGCAGGATTTCCAGATGCTCTGGCAGTAACAGCATAGCTTTGCCGAAAACGCGACACGCGCCAAGTTCTCGCGCTCTCCTGCGCAGCGCACGTTCGGAGATACGCACACCCTTATCCGCAAGCTTTTCCACAGCCTGGGCCGGTGACATGGCTCGGTCAATCACGGTTGGATCTGCGAGCGCCCGCATCTTACGGCTCCTTTGCGCGGAGGGCGGCGGCGCTCTCGGGGAACCAGTTCTGCTCAAGGAACCAGTGCGGGCCAAGACGGTCCATGAATTGCTGCACGTCCTCTCGTAGCGTCCTGACTTCTGCCTCGGCGGCTTCGGCGCGGTTCGACGCCATCCGGTAGTTGTGTTCCGACAACTCGGTCAAGGCTTTGTAGAGCAGGTCCAGCTCGGCTATTCGCTCGGCCTGTGCGGTGAACGCTTCGAGGATCGGGCGAAGGTTCTCGGGCGAGCAGCGGGCAATATGAGCGGCGTCTGGGTGGAGCGTCAGATCAGGTTCTCGTGGCCCGATGCCCGTGTAACGGTAATAGCCGTCGCCGATTGGCTCTTTGTGAATGTGGTCGTAGTTCTGATGGCGGGTAAAGGCGATATGGACCACATGCGTTCCGATTGAAACAGAATGGGCGTAACCGCTTTTCTCAAGACCAACTGATGATCTGGAAACGCTCGTTTGCCATGGCCCCGGCGTCACGCCTTCCATGCCGTCGAGCAGTTCCTTCGCCTTCGCGTCGAGCGGGCTAACCATTTGCAGGCTCCGAGGCGAGGGCGGCGTGTTCTTTCAGCCGTGTTGAAATAGCGGCAAGTCCGACAGCGATTGCCGATACAGTCGCCATTGCTGTGCTGTCCTGCTGATTATGTGCTTCGCCTATTCCAGCATTCCAGAAGCAGTCGAGAGCATCGGCTATCTCATCGGCATTCAGCGCCCGTACCGCCACCGGCTCGCTCTTGGCTGAGAGGTAGGCGGCGGCAACGGTGCGGATGTCGTCGGCCTTAACGGGGACGCCATCTGGCGCACGCCCCCTGTAGCGTTCGTATGCCATGAAACCGTCCGCTTCACACAGCAAGCGTGTGGCCGCATCGCGCGCCTTCTCGTCCAGTTCATGCGTCATGTTCTTCTCCATAATTGGCGAACATTCGCCGGGGTGGCAGGGGAGGCTTGCCGGGAAGCTTCGGGGCCTTCGGGCGGCTGGCGATGCTGCCCTTCGGCTTGACGACGCCCAGATGCTTCTTGCGGACCTTCGCGACCTTCTTCTTGCTCGCGATGTCCTCGCCTGTCTTTTCGACGTGGCAGTGACCGTGGATCGGCGCGAGGTTCGTCTCGCGGTTCTCCCCGCCGTTGATGATGGCAATGACGTGATCGGCCTGCCAGGATTCCACCGGGGCCTTGATCTGCGTCTTGCACCAGTGGCAGACACCCTTGTCGCGGTCGAACACGCGGAGCCGGACGCGGGGCGGGGCCTGCGTGTCGTCATTGCGGCCGCGCCATTCCTTCGTGGAGCGGGCCATTAGACAAGCCCGCCGTGCAGCATGAACTCGGGCGACAGTGCAGGCTCGGCGTCGATGTTGCGCCGATCGACGGTGAAGGACACGGCGACCACCCACGGGTTGCTGTCCCATGGCGCGCGCGGCTTTGGCGGCTTGGCGTTGAGGCTGTCCCAAAGCGTGATGTATGCGCCGATCTGGCCGGGGCCATTATCGCTAGAGACACCCTCGGCAACGGCATCGTCGTGGCCGATCTCCTGCAACCTCTGGACGCGAACCTCGCTCACGGTCAGCGTCAGCCGGGATGCCCAGCGCGGCATGTGCATGCCGGCGCGGAGTCTACCGGGGCTCGCGGTCATTGGATCATGGTCCGACCATTCTCCATCGGCCTCATAGCGCCACTGCACTTCATCGAAGGACAGGTCGCGCGGCGGCGTGTCATCGTAGTTGCACTCAGTTCTCCATGCCTCGCGCACCCATAGACGGTCGCCGGCGGCGAAGCCGATGCGCTTCCACCCTCTCTCCGTCGAGTATGATCCGCGTCCGTTGTTCATCGGACGGCCGCCGTTCAGCATGTTCGGCTGTGGCTTCATCAGCCGGCGCGTCTGCGTCTTCCGGCCGGCGAGCAGCGCGCGCACCATCGGGCCGCTGAAAAGAATTGGACGGTCTGCCATCACCCTCTCCCTGCCCGCAGCGCGGCGCACACAGCCGCTTTCTTGGCTCGGGCTATCTTCGCGGCCCCGCGGCGATGATCGCGCCTGTACGTGGCCTCCAGGCGGTCAAGCTGGCGCAGTTCCGGTATCGCCCGGCACATGGCAGCGTGAGCCATGCGGTTCGCCCACCAGAGCGAGACGCGGCGGATAAGACGGGCGGGGATCATCAAACCAGTCCCTTCTCGGTCGCAAGCCATTCAGGCATCGTCACCACGGCAATGCCATTCGGCCGCTTCTCGACCTCGCACTGCGCGAGCGGTATCCAGACTGCCTTGCCGCGGTCGCCATCGTCGGAAACCAGCACGGCCCGGTCGGTCGCGTGGTGGAGTTGCACGGTCAGGTCAACGAGGTCCGATCTCATGGTCAGTCCCCGCTATCGACGGTCATGTCGAGACCGCACTTGCCGCAATGACCGGGGTGCCAGCCGCGCGATGGATTAGCATCGCTACCGCCGACCTTCTCGTGCTTGCATATCGCGAAGCGCATGACGCGCGGCACCGGCTTCGGCCATGAGTTGCCGTAGCGGACTGCGTAGCCCTCGCCGGTCAGCCCGCCGCCTTGTCCGCTGGACAAGAAGAACTGCGTCCACTGCCTATGAGTGTCGATGCTGGAGTAACCCCATTTCGGTAGCCAACTATGCCCGCCCGATGCGAGATTGTTCAGGAAGCCGAGCGGGTCGACATCCTCGATATTCGGGAGCGGAACCTTCCCCTCGATGATTGGCTTCAGGTCTTCCTCGAACGAATAGCCCTTGCGCTTGTCGGTCATCACAGCGTCTCCAGATATTGCTTCGCCTTGTCCTTCGTCAGCTCGCCCTTCACCACCTTGTCCGCGGTCTGCAGGCACGACTTCACGAAGGGCAGATCGTTCGACATGGCTTCCTTCCACCAGCCGACCATTTCGGCCAGCAGGTCCCGGCGCTCGCCGATCGTCAGCGCGTCGTCGGTCGCGGTCGTCAGGAAAGCCTTGATGCAGTCGGCCTTGGACGGGCCAGCAGCCGGGGATGACGCTATCGACGGTTCTTCCGCGACTTCCACTGCGCCATCCCCGGTTCCGCCGCTCGCCTCGTCGGGCGATTGGTCAGCGCCGGGTTCGGGGGACACTTCCCCGGCGCCTGCCGCATCGTCGCCGGGGGACTGGCTGGATGCGGGTTCCTTGAACACGACGCCATTGCGCGCGCCGTACTCGTAAATGAGTTCGATCAGGTCGGACATTTCCGCCTTCGACAGATCGGAGGATGACCGGCCGAGGCTGACCATGCCGTTGCCATCGAGGTTCGGCACAAGCCGGTTTTCCCGCTTGAGCGCATCGAGGAAGATCAGTTTCCAGTCTTCCGATGACAGGCGCAGTTCGTGATGCCGGACCTGCATCGACACTTCGGTCAACATGGCCCACATCTTTGCGTTCTGGTCGTCGCTGCGCTTCGGCGCCTTGAACTCGACGCGGGTTCCCGGCTTCAACTTCCGGCACCACTCGACGGCTTGCTGCCGCGTGGCCTCAGTATCCAGGATCAGGAGGGCTCTCGACATGGCTCACCCCGCCATCTGCAGCTTGACGGCATCATCGATCGGCTCGGGATCGTACTTCGCGCGAAGCCGGGCGACCGTTGTCCGCAGCTCGGAAAGGAACTCGATCACGTCCGCCTCGAGCAACTTGATCAGGTCGTTGTCGCGAGGAACGCGCTTGATGAACAGGCTCATGGTCGCCGGCATCCTCGGGTCGAACGAAACGAAGTCGCACCACTGCCGCCCGGTGCAGGCAAGCTGCCACTGGATCTGGGTGACGTACTTGCCCGCCACAGAGCCGCCCAGAAGCGTTTCGATGTGAGTTGCCGTGTTGGGGCACTTGATCTCGACAAGGCCGTCAGCGCCCACGTATCCGTCCGGGCTGGCCCCTGTCTCGCCGATGGTCGGGTGAAGAACAAAACTGGCTTCATCGACCGTGGCATTGGTCATGAACTCGTAGTTGCGGCGGGCTTCCGGCTCCATGTCCGTGCCCCACTGCATCGCGGCGTTGGAATAGGACTCGGCCACCGCGCCCGTCAGCCGCTCGGCGACAAGCTGCGCCATGTAGTTTGCGCGCGATGCGGCCGGCCCGCTCTTGGTCTTGGCGATCAAGTCCGCGATGCGCGATGCCGTAACCTTGCCGCACCGCTCGGCGAACCATTCCTGGCTTCCTTGCTCGATCACGACGCAACCCTCCGCTTCTTGGCTTCGAGCGAGTCGACCACGCGCTTGAACTGCGACGATGGAAGATCGGCGATGGCGTCGACCTGCATGAGTTCGCAGAACTTCTCGATGTCGGTCCCGGTCTCGGTGATCAGACCCAAAATGACGGTGATCTGCTCCTTGCTGATCGAGGTGTTGTCCTCGTTGCTCTGGCCGCTGGCCTTGCCGTCGTCATCATCCGCCGCAGACAGGCCAAGCGAAGCCTTGAGCGTCATCCGCTGGAGATAGGTCAAAGTCGATCCGATCGCCTGAATGCTGTTCTTGTTGCCGCTCTCGTCACGGCCGGCCGTCAGTGTGTTCTCTTCCGAATAGCCGAGCCGGTGCGACACGACGCACGTCACGCTGATCGGTTCGTTCGCGGCCGACGAAGTGCGGAAGCGATAGGACAGACCGTGCTTGCTCAGGATCGGGTTGACCGTGCGGGCGACCTCGGCAAGATCCTCGTGCCGATAGTGGGTCCTGCCCTTCGATGACGTGAAGTCCACGACCCGGTTCTTGATGATGACGGGAATTTCCGCCTTCGCCGCGGCCATCGCTTCGTCAAAAGCCTTGCGGGCCTGGTTGGCTTCCCACCGCTCTTGCAGTGCGAGCAGCCTTTCCAGCGTCTCAGGGGCCGCGCCAGACGACAGGGCGCGGTCGATCATGTCCATAGGCGTCACGGCGCCGGACGACGCCTGGCGGGCTTCCATGGCCTTCTCTGCGGACTTAGTGACGGCGGTCGATGCCTGACCGATGGTCTGCATTCCGTCCACGTCGTTGTCGATGGTGAGGGGATCGTTCATGCTGCACTCCTGTTTTCGGCCCAGACGCGCCTTCCGAAGCGTCGGAAGTACCTGGCCGCGATGCGGTTCAGCTTCGCCATTTCCAACTCTTTCAGCCGGGCCGGGTTCTGCTGCTTCCAGGTTGCGAGATTGCGAAACCGGAAGATGATCCGGGTGGATTCCTCAATCGCTTCCTGCGTCGTCAGTGACGGGCGGATGGCGTGCCAGAACATCGAGGGTTCGGCCTTGAACTGGTCGATCCTGCGCTTGCGGTTCATGTGCATCAGGCGGGCGGATTCGCGGGCGATGCGGTCAAGTTCCGACTGACAGAAGTCGAGGAAGCTGGTCGGGCGGGCGTTCATGGCTTCACCACGCGGTAGGCCACGATGTCGCCTCCGTGGGCACACGCGCCCCAATTCCAATCGGGGGTGTCGTTGAAACATTCTTGACCGGAACGCAGACGCACATCCACACGCTGATCCGGCCTTACCGGACACTCCCCGCCCCTCCACTCGATCCAGCCATCGTCCTTCGGCGCGATAGGAATGGTCTGCCGAACGGTTCCAGAGCCGCGTATGGCTTGGGAGAACGTGTCCTGTTCCTCAAGCGTCAGGTGGCGTTCGTCCTTCGGCGCGTCCTTCTCGCCTTCTGCCGAGAGAGCGGCGCGGGCAATGTCGTCAGCTTTATGAACGCGGTCAGCGAGCAACAGATGGTCGCGGGTTCCTGCGCCAAGAAGGGCGGTCATCACCTCTTTGGTGTTTTCTCGGCTGGCCCGCAGAGCCGCGACCAGTGCTGTGTGTGAGTTGACGGCCTTGAGGAGGAAGGCAGCGTCATCGTCATGCTCCACGCGGTCATCGATGCGACAGATGCGTTTCGCGGTGGACAAATCCCCCGGCCCATAAATGCCGCAGGGTTTCCAACCTATCCTCTGCCAAGGCGTCGGTGTGTGCTTCTCGGTCATATCGTTTACTCCGATGCTTGGGAGAGGGCGGCGGCTGCGATCGACACAAACCGCTGACCGCCAGAAACATCATCCGAGGCGTTCGCAATCTTCATCAGCGCGTCCAGAAGGGCGGCGATGTCACCGATCAGGCCATCAAGGTTCACTGTGGCGGTGCCGTCCTCGTTGTCGTGGAGGACGTTGGGGTCGACCAATTGCTGCGCGGCTTTCACTGCGACGGGCGAGGGGCGGGGAGTGGTCATGGTCAGGCGTCCTCGTCCCGAAGGTCACGCAGATAGTCAGGGTCTGGCTCGCTCATTTCCCAAGGGCAGTTTCCCTCGGTTTCTTCCTCAAGCTCGCACTGGCGCGGCGAGTAGGCCCCGCAAAACGGGCAGAGTTGACCGCTTCTGGACGCGCGGTCCTCTTCCGGGGTCATTAACTTCCAAGCGTCGTATCCAGGGATGGTCATGGTCAGGCGTCCTGTGCGGGGAGGGGTCAGGCGGGGTCAGTCTTGTTCACATGCTCATCGAGCCATGCCTGAACTTCCTCGCCGCTCCACATCTTGCGGAGCATGGTCGGAAACATCACTCGGGGCTTTGCGAGCGGCAGCGGTGGCTTAGGGCAAGGTCCGCTGTAGCCGTGATATTTGAACATCGTCTCGCCTTCCGGCATTGGTTCGCCGCAAAGTTCGCAGGTGGCTTTGTCGGTCATCGGGTCCAACTCCTGTTTCGTTAGGGTTCAGGCGGGGAGTGCGGCAAGCACAGCCGCCCGCGCTTCGGCTTCCGTCGGGAAGGTTCCGAGGAAGACGGACTTGTTGTGGATTGAGATTTGCGCTCGGTAACGACCGCTTTTGGACGGGTAGACGCCACCGTTCCGTCGCGTGATTTTTCTGCCCATATTGCGACAGTTCTCTCGGCGCGTTGCTTCTCGCAGGTTCTCGGGTCGGTTGTTGCCGTGGTTGCGGTCGATATGGTCAACCTCGGGGATCGGGTCGCGACCGTTCACCATTTTCCAGATGATGCGATGCGCAGCGAAGAAGACCTGCCCGCCGTTGAGCCAAAGGCGGACGCGGAACCGACCGGAGGAGTAGATGTGGTCCGCTCGGCGTCCACGGAATGGGCCGCGTTTCCAGAACAGAAAACCGGTGCTTTCATCCAGCACCAAGAGGCTGTTCAAGGTTTCCAATGATGGCAATGGCTTGGCCGGCGTCGGCATAGTCCGCTCCTGTTTCGTTAGGAGCAGTGATAGGCTTGCGCTGCTCCGGGGTGTTGGGAGCGA